AAAAGTATAAAAAAATGCATAATAATGATTTAACATATATAAAAAAATAAAGGAATATTGTAAAGTAAACAACTTAAAATTAGTTGTTGTTACTCATCATACTCCTACTCTAAAAGTTTTAGAAGAAAACAAAAAATGTAAAAAATTTCCTCATCTTTATGCTTCTAATTTAGAATATTTATTAGAAAACGATATAATTAAAACATGGATTTGTGGACATACTCATAAAAATTTTAATTTAGTTATAAATAATTGCAATATTGTTAGCAATCAAAAAGGTAAAAAGAAAGACAAAGTAGTTGACTATTCTAAATCTAAAATATATGAAATCTAAAAAAAATTAAAAAATAATAAAATAAATTATCCTTATAATAAAATGTCATCAATAGACTTATTAAAAGCCAGCAGAGCTGAAATGTTCGAAATATGTAAACACTTTGGTCTTCCTTGTCGTACAAGTTGGAATAAAAGTAATCTCGCTGATTTAATTCTTAAAAATGTTGATAAAACAACTCTTAGTCAAATTCTAGAAAATTTAGGAATAGTTTCTACCGCTGTAGCTTCAACAGTTAAAAAGCAAGGTGGAGCGGGTTGTGATAGGCAAAGCAGAAATGATGTTGTTAATTTAGCGAAATCTTTAGGTATTACAGATAGAAATGTGTTAAAAAGTAATCGTAAAATCATTTGTGATGCAATAGCAGCTCATCTCCAATCTGGAGGTAGTATACCAAGTCAACCCACAGTCCCAACTGCAGCTCCACATGTTCCAAGTGCAGGCCCCACCTCTATCCCAACTTTTGCCCCCCATGTGTCTGCTGCGGGAGTTTCAGGTTCTCCTTATGATGGATTAAGAAGAGATGATTTAACTGCAGAATTGGATAGACGTGGAGTTACTAGTGGTTATGGTAGGAGCGATGCTCAAAAGAAGGCTCTTTTAAAATCATTAGATAACTCTGGAGGATTTATTCCATGCGACCCACCACATACAGAATGTGGAGATGGGTATGTATGTGACATAAAAGTTAAAGGACCATCAAATTGTGTTAGTACTGAATACGCAGATAAATTTGGGGAGACTAAAGTGAGAGATCATAGTGGTAAAGTAGTAGTTACTAAACCTGGTTATACACAAGCCATTATCAATGGTAAAAGAGTTATTGGTACTAAAGCGGCAATGGACAAATTAGTGGCAAAATTACAAAAGGGTGGTGGTACAATGCCTACATCCTTACCTAGGTCAAGTCACTCTCACCCTTCTGCTCCAACTGCTATCCCAACAACAGGAGATGATTGTCCAAACAGAGCAATCTACTCTGGACTGAAGGCAAGTCAATTAAAAACTGAATTACAAAGACGTCAAATTCCATCACAAGGAACGGGAAAAACTAATATTCAAAAAGCGGATTTACTTTGTGCATTGGATGAAACAGGTCAAGTTCCATGTAGTCAGCCAGACTTAAGTTGTCCGGGAAATTTTGTGTGTGATGCAAATAATAATTATTGTGTTACCGAGAAATATACAAATGAGTATTTTAAGAATAAAGAATTGTATATTAATGGAAATCAAAAAGTTATTGGAACAGTATCAGCATTAAATTCCCTAAAAAGTAAATTAAAACAACAAAACATTCCATTTAGCGATAAACCATTTACTATTCCATCCTCCCAACCTACTGCTGCTCCTACCGTAGCCCCACCAGCACCCCAACCTACTGTATTTCCACCATCTCCTACTGTATTTCCACCATCTCCTACTGTATTTCCACCATCTCCTACAGTAGTCCAACCAGCTCCTACAGTAGTCCAACCAGCTCCTACTTTATTTCCACCAGCTCCTACAGTAGTCCAACCAGCTCCTACTGTATTTCCACCAGCTCCTACTGTATTTCCACCATCTCCTACAGTAGTCCAACCAGCTCCTACTTTATTTCCACCAGCTCCTACAGTAGTCCCACCTGTTGCTCCAACCGTAGCCCCTGCTGATTCAGTTGGAGTGATTGGAGATCAATTATCTGGTAAACAAGAAATGGTTATAAGACAGTATCTTGCTAACCTAAATTGTTTATTAGATGAGTCTGTTGAAGAGTTGATAGAGTTGATAAATCTTGATTGTATTGGTATTTTAAAAGGTGATAAGAAAATTACTCAACCAATACTTAGACAACTTATTACTAAAGCAGAAATGGCTGATATTCATCAAAGAGAAGAAGATGTTGGTAATAAGTGTAGATTAACTCACAGGAATTTAGCCGAAGTTTTAGAATTATTACGTACTTCGTCATTATCAACTCCTGTAGGAGATATTCCTTCTCCTGTAATTCAACCTACAGAACCTGTAGTACAACCAGCACCTTTTGTTCCACCTGTAGTTGAGCCAGCACCTTTTGTTCCACCATCACAAAAACCAGTATCTGAGCCTGTTAGTGATCCCGTTGTATCACCAACAGCTTGGGTTCCACCCCAACCCTCACCAGCAGTTTCTGTACACACAGATGCAGACACGGCTTCTGAAGCTGATATAGAACAAATTTTAGCTGCCATTCAGAGCGGTGACAGTGCTGTTCTTGATAAATTATCTGGTTCAAGAAGAGAAGTTTTAGATTGTTTAGGACTATTAGGATAAATATATTAAATAAAATATAACTAACAATATTAGTTATATTTTTATCTTGTTTTACACCAATATATAAAATTAATAAGGTTATCCAAATCTAAATATTCACATAATGCATAGCTATTATCACTTGTATACTTAATCATTGCTTGTTGTACATGGTAAGCAACATTCTCTTCAAATAAATTATTAGTGGGTTTTATATAATCTTCAGTATTATTTTCATCATTCTTTGTTTCTTGTTTATACATAGCTTCTCTAGCTAAATTTAATTCTCTACTTGCTTTACCCATTTATTTATTATATATTTTAAACTTTAGACCAGCTTATCTATATATTTAGATGAACAATGATAAATCAAAGTTTCAAATCCATATTTAATAGAATCTTTATACCATTTTATTTTATTCTTAGGGAATTTCTTGTTTATAATATCAATAAAAATTTTATATAGCTCTTCTATTTGAATGTAATAGGTAAAACTCCATTCTTCTCTTGAACTTCTTGTAGGGGCGGGAAAGGGAATATAGTTTGGTCGTACGATGGGTCTCTTATTTCTATAGTTCCTACCGCAAACATTACCTGGTGTGAGAAGTTTACATTTTTCAAAAGATTCAATAAGTTTGCTATGGGATTCACGCTCATCATTTGAGGTGGAGATATATTCTTCGTTGAATAAATCGGATAACATATATTATCACTGATTAGTTTTTGTTTATTTATTGTTGTTTTTTTAAATCTATTTCTTCAACATAATCTAAATCCTTTAGCTCTTCTGATATTTCCTCGTCTAGATCGAGAATACTATTATCTGAGTCTGAGTCCGAATCAGAATCTAGTTCTACAAATCTCTCTTCTATTTCTTTTTCAAAAGATATCGACTTTGTATCTTTAGGAGGTTCCTCTTCAACTAAAACTGGTTTTTTATGTTTAACTCTATTTTTAATTGGTATATTTTTTGGCATTTTATTTGTGGATGGTTTAGGTGGTAAACTTTTTGGTAATTTTTGTTGAGAAACATATTCTAGTTGTTGGCTTAATTTATTAATACTTTCAACTAATTGTTTAATTACTAATTCATGTTGCTGTATAATTTCTTCTTGCTCCTCTAAACGGGAGGATAAATTTGCTATATGTGTCATGCAATTTTTAGTTTTTTGATTAAAAAAGTAACTTAATCCACATATCACTACAATTTCACTAGCAACGTGTATTAAAAATTGCTTATCATTTATTATAGTTTGTAACATTTTTAAAATATCTTTGTTACCGTTTTAAACTAGCATTTAAAAAAACAATCTAAAACTAAATTTCTTTTTAGATAAAAATGTCTTTCCGAATGAATATTCCTCACCGAAATAAAGGTAATCATCAAATTTCCATAGAAGATACAAGTAATTTAGTATCAAATAATGATGAATTGCCAACCAATCAAGCACATAAAGATATTTCTGAAACAAATTTTTTAGATAGAGGTAAACCAGAAATCAATAGTAATAAATCTGTTGATCTACCTACAGAAAATGACTCTAAAGCAGAATTTAATGAATATACTTACATTAATAAAGAAAATTTAGATGATAAAAATCGAGTAGTAAATGATGATTTAACTTTACTAGAAACACACGCACAGTGGGAGCGACTAAAGGAGCAACGGGAGCAATGTACTAAAGGTGAACAAGGTATACAAGGTGAACAAGGTATACAAGGTGAACAAGGAATCCAGGGTGAACAAGGTGTACAAGGTGAACAAGGTATACAAGGTGTACAAGGTGAACAAGGTATACAAGGTGAAAAAGGTGATATTAAAAAATCGATGTTATGGAACTCTTTTGATAATGAACAATCAAAAGTAGAAGGTTCATATAAAACTTTTTGCATTGTACCCTATATCTGTAAAACTAATATTAATATAAATTTAATTATTTCTGGGTTAGGATCAAGTGTAAATGTATTAATAAGAGATATGAGAATAGATGAAGTATTACATGAGAACAAATACGATTTAATTGAACATAATAAAGTACATATTATTTCTATTTCTGATGACAAACTAATAGATAATAGTGCAATAACACTTAATTTAAAATCGGATAATACAAATTTAAAACTATTAGCAGCAGAATTTGTAGCCTAATTATCTTATTCATTATTATTATGAATAAGATAAATAATTATTTCAATGAATCATATACTGGTTTGTACCTTTCATCATCAATTGTCCTTCTCATTATATCGTTTACATTAATAGATTTTCCCTCTAGTATAGCCTTTACTAAATTTGATGAAAAACCAGATATTAAACATGTACCATTACAATCAGTTGAAACAGGATAATCAGTACTTGTTCCGTTTACATTCCAAAAGATAATATTGGGTCTTTTATAATTTGACTTCTGATATTTCTTTTCAATTTCTTGATAATTAGTTTTTCCAGTAGAAGTATTATTAAATTGCATATCTGAAAAAATAAAGATGTTCTTTGGCATTTCTTCTTGTGAGAGATTATTCTGTTCGGCCACATTTAAAATCATATTAAATACATCCATTAAGTTAGTTGTCATTCCCCACGGAGCGGATAAAATCTGCTTAACTTTGCTTTCAATAGTACCTTCTTTAATAACAAAGAAGGTAGGAGTTTCGTGGAAAGAAATAACGTTATTATGAAATGCACCTTTGTTAGCATTTGCTATTATTAAAGACAAAGAAATAGCAACATCTATAGGCTTAACTGTACTGTTTCCATAATTCATACTACCACTTACATCTGTTACACAAACACCATTTTCTAAAAAACCTAGATTAGATGTTTTTTGTTCCAGAACTTTCCATTGCTCTTCGGAAACAGAATCGTATTTTCCCGATCTTATTTCTTTAACAATTTCGTATGGAAAAAGCTGAGTTGCATTTACCTTAGCTTCTCCCTTATATAGTTTATATTTCCATTCCTCAAATGATTGCTTAGAATGTTTTTCAAACGCATTTTTCAATCTTTTCATTGCACATGATGGAACTTTATTAAAATCTATACTATCCCATTTATTAGTACACATAAATTTCTCAACAACTCTTAAATATTCTCGAAGAGGAGTAGTTATAGACTTTCTATATATCTTTGGTGAAATTCTTAAATTTTTACATAGAAGATTAACAGTTTTAAATTTAAAATCAATGGAATCTTTCTCTGTTGGCGCCCATTTAGCAGCTAAAGAAACATTTTTACATAAATCCATGGATTTAATATCTTCCGTCAACTTATTTGCATAGAATTGTACAATGTTATGTTGTAAGCTTTGTAGTTTTATTAAATCATTTTCTTGTAAATTACAATACCAATTAGCATTAATTATATCTAGTGTTTGAGTAAGATCTAAAACACCTGGCCATAAATCTAGTAAATCATCCCATCTACCATATTCAGGGATTAATGAAAATACTTTCATAAATTCATCAGAATAGTTTACAAATAACCAACGGAAAGCTAATCTACCTAAGGATCTTTCACCCTTTCCTTCCCTGCAATCTCTGATATGGAAAACCAATAAAAAAGTATCAATAACGCTTTCCTGTGCTGAATTTTTTAAACATTCGAAAAGTCTAGGTGCATTTAAACCACGAACTGATCTGTAAAATAAAGCAATTCTTCCGGATGAGACTTTTTGAGGATCGGGATTAGACAAAGTAGGAGCTCCATTCCAAGTTTTTTTATATTGTTTCATTGCTGTTGCAAAACTCATAGTTATTTAAATTATCAGTTTATGTGTTTAAATAGTATTTTTAAGAAGCATATTCTGAGACAAAATTTGAGAATAAAAATTTATAGTTTGTTTTTGAGACTCAATTGTTATATTTAGTTCTCTGTTTTTTCTTCTTAATTGTTTGTACTTTTGTTGTAGTTCTTTTTCCTCTTCTTCTTGTTCTACCATCTGCTCTTTTAACGATGATAATTCATCTTGTAAGTTTTCAATAGATGATTCTAGTTGAATTTTTTCATTACTTAACTCGAGAGAAGTTTCTCTCCATGATTCAGCCTTTGATTTTAATGATTCGTATTTTTTAAGAGATACTTTCTGTTTGCTTGACATTTTAAAAATTATATTATAAATCTATAAATTTATAATATTATATAATTACGAACTTAATTCTTGAGATTGTGCTACAAAATGACCTTTTAGTTTTAATGCATCATAAATATTATCTTGCATAATGGTTTTTGTATTATGTTCTGAATTTACTACCAACATAGTTTTCACGATATTAACTAATTCTTCTTGTGCTATACCCCTAATACAATCATAACAATCATTTGACATACTTTTTATGCCAGCTTTTCTTGCTAAACGTGTTATCGATGGTCTAGTTATGCTTTCCATTTTATACTTTATGATAGTTACTGGTTTCTTTAAGTTATAAATGTTGTAATTGTAAATTCTAAAAAGATAAATAGTTTTACACTTTTGAACAATTAAAACATAAACATCATAAAAATATATATTTAAATAATATTATTTAATAAATTCACTATTATATGGCTTAAAAGGAAGCCTAAAGAACAATAAATGGATACTACTACCATAAGAGTGAACAAAAAAAAGAGATCGCGAGTTTTTGAGACCTATATTTCAAAAATTCTAAAAAGTATTGCACCATCCAATGGTATTACTGCTAATTCTAAACAACAATTAAACAGTGTAATATGCTCTATTTCAAAAATTATTTGTGATAAAGTTTTTTTACTAACTGAAATTTCAAAAAAGAAAACTATTTCTGAAAAAGAAATTAAAAATGCTATTAAAGTTTTGTTCCCAACAGATTTAGCTTATTCCATCACTGAGCAAGGTGATATGGCAATTAGTAATTTTAAAAATAAAGAAATATCTAAAGGAGTAAGTAGACAAGCAAAGGCTTGTATAATTTTTCCTCCTTCTCAATCAGAAAAATTTTTACGTAATTTTGGGTATTCAAAAACCATGGTAACTTCTCACGCTCCTGTATTTCTTGCGGGTTCTTTAGAGTTTCTAACCACTCTAATATTAGAAAATGCGGTTTCCCAAGCTGTAGAAAATAAAAGAGTGCGACTTACAATTAGAGATTTAGAACTTTCAATAAGGAGTAATAAAAATATTAATCATTTTTTTAAAGAGATGAATATTTGCTTTTTAGGAGGTGGAGTGCAACCATATATACACCCTTCTCTCTTAAAGAAGAAAAACAAAAAGAAAAAATCTAAGAAAAGTGATGATGCTGACAGTAATGAGAAAAAGAAACATCGTTTCAGACCTGGTACAGTGTCAATACGTGAAATTAAAAAGTATCAAAAATTAAGTAATTCATTAACATTTGCAAAATATCCTTTTGAAAAAATTTTACGTGAAACTATCAATCAAGAAAACCAAACTGATATCCCAATAAAAATTAGCAAAGATGTTTTTACCATTACTCAATATTTCTTAGAGCAAAAATTAATAGAAATACTCAAAAAAGCTAACTTTGCTGCTATTCATGCAGGAAGAGTAAAACTAATGCCTATTGATATCAAATTTATTAGTTCTATCTGCCTAGGACATGAAAACCCTCATTTAAACGAAGAATTAGATAAAAATGAGGTTGAGGTTGAGGTTGAAGTTGAAGTTGGTGATTTGGATGATTTGGATGATTTGGATGATGTCGAAGATAAAGAGGATTTTGAAGAAGAAGTAGATGATGATATAATTGAAGAATTTTTAGAAGAAGATGAGGAAATTGATGAAGATGGGGAAAGCCTTTGCGAAGCAGCTAACTAATATTTTATTGTTTTTCATTTTACACCTTTGAACATTTAAAACGCCGACTTTTGCTAAAATTTAATTTAGATAATATATTTACTGAGAAATATATTGATAAGTGTAGATATTTATTATACGTTATTCCGTCAAGATGGTTTATAGGTGGAAAAGGATTGGATGGTTTTAGAAAAAAATGAAAGAAAGAAAAGATATAAAATTAATATGTCATGAAGATGATGAAAAAAATGGTTTGGAAATAATGTTGAAATCAAAGGAGGTGTCAATTACTTTCTAAAAGATAGTGAATATAATGGTAATTGTTTATTTAATGGAAATATATATGACTTAACAAAATATGATATGATTATTAATCCAAAACATCATAATATTATTGATAAAATCATTAATTATGATTCTTTAAAAACATTATATAAATCATCAGGATATTTTAAAGTTAGAACAAATGATAAAAGATTAAAAGATAAAGGAGAATTAAAATGTTATGTTTCATATTTGAAATCTAAAAATAGATATAAATTCATTGATAATTATAATAATTTAAATAATTCATGGAAAGTAATAACTTCAAGAGCGGCTTTTGGAGCATATAGTGGTTTTGGATATAAAAATATATCCAAAACCAAATGAAATTTATACAGATAGTTATATATCATTTCATGTGAAAAGTTATGATGAAGCACTCTCTTTATCTTATATATGGAGACTAAATATGTTAATTACTTATTATCTGTTAGAAAAATATCTCAAGATATTTCTGAAAATACTTGTAAATGGATATCAATAGTTCCATTAAATAAAAAATGGAATAATGATGAAGTTTATAAATATTTTGAGATAACAGAAGAAGAAATTAAAATTATTGAAAGTTCAATCTAAATGAACCCATTTTTATATGAACATTGTGGGAAAGAATATTCATTTACCGATAATAGATTTTCTTATATGAATAATCATATTATATCTTGTTACATGAATCAAATAAAAATTTGGAATAAAAATAATTAATAATGACTTAAAAATAGATTTTTATACAAGAAAATGACGTCTAAATCTCCCTCTTCAAATGATCTTTTACTTAAACAAGAAAAAGAGAAAGATTCTTCTGATTTAAATGATAAAAATCAAGAAGTTACAGAAAACAAATCTGATAAAAATCAAGAAGTTACAAAAAACAAATCTGACGAACCTAGTCACATAATGACTGGTGACTATGCTGTGCTCATGGAAACAAATGGAAAAGAATGTGAAAGTTGGTATTACTTTATTCGCTGTGAAAATAATTGGGAAGAGCTAAAACATCTACAAGAACAATTAGAACAAATAGATTGGTATATCCTAGACGATTTAAGTACATTTGATTTAGATTTAGAACATCTAGTAGATGCTAAGACTGCTAAACAGATGACTAAACTTGAATTAAATTCATATGCATTTCATAGAAAATTTGATGGAAAACTTGAAAAAGTTGACTTTAAACTAAAAAAGAAAGATATTAAAAATAATGATCGAGCTATGGGCAAAGTATTTGATTTAATTGGTTATGGGCTAATTGAAGATTTTATTAGTGACGAAGACATTGATCCAGAAGATTTATGTTCACAAAGTGAAAGTGAAACAGATACAGAAGATGAATCTGATTCATCTTCTGATGAAAAAACTCCGCGTAAAACAAAACTACCAGCAGCTCTTATGAATGCGGAATTACCTAATTGGGTTAAGGCAAAAAGAAAACACAGAAATAAACATAAGTAAAATGGTTTAAACTATAACGTAAGATAAATCTATATCGTTTAATCTTGGTATTTGTACTGGTGTACCACAGGATTTACCCGATACATCGTATTCTTGGTCTCCTAATGACATCACTATATTATAACCTCTCTTTTCTATATTCATTCGTGCTTTTTCTTTTGAAATAAATGGATCTGTACTTGAAGATCGGCGAAAGTACAAAAATCCAATATCTCCTATAAAAGCATCCTTTAGTTGCTTTTTTGTAACTTCGATATTTTTAAAGTTACCACTTCTACTAGTTATAATAGCTGTTGTAATACCCATCATTATACAATAATAATATACAGCTCTAATTGGTTCAATAACTTTATTATTTTTATCTAACAATGTGTTATCTATATCAAAAACAACTACCGGTTTTTTATTATTATGTATCTTACTTAATAGATAAATACATCTATTTGCAATATTAACTAATGTTAAGTACCAATTATGATAACTATTAATTAGTTTATTATCCATTTATTGTTAATAAATATTATTATTATAATAATAATAATATTACATATATTTTATCATTTCGTTTGTGAAAATTTTTTTAGAAGAACCTTTTCTACTTAAGAAAAAACATATTATTGCTATTCCTATAATTACTAATACTACAATAATAATAACCAATATATATAGTAAACTATGACTAGGTTTAGTATTTGAAATACTACTAGTTTTAATTAATGGACTATTTTCTTCCGAATGTCTAATATTACTTAATAAATTAGTTGAATTAACACCCCTATTACTATTTATTACATTACAATACATTAAACAACTGGTAAAATCAAATTTACTATCATTTTTATTAGCAATATAAATATCATCAATTTCTTCTGGCCACGGAATACAAGCACCATTAACACACTTAAATTCCAAATTATCTATACTTTTATTAATTATTGATTTATCTGTAATCACATAAAGAGGAGAAGGTTTTAATTCAGTCCATTCATCCCAAAATTTATCACTAGCATCTGGTTTAGTAAAACTTGGAAGTAAATTCATCCCATTTTTAAAAAAATACAAAGGTACTGTAAATTTAATTATACTACTATAGGTTAAAAAATAAACTTTGTTTTTTTGCATTTGCGTAAAGTAAAAATCATAATCAATATCAAGTTTAGTAGAATTATAAGGAAAACCTTCATTCCTTTCCACCATATATAAATTCATCCTATGTGGTATAGGTCTAATTTTAGGATCAATCGCGTAGAATGTTCCTTTTAATTCCCAATCATTATCATAAGGTATACATTTAAATTTTCCATTTTTATCTTTTTGAGAATTACCTAAATAACCATATAAACTATTTGAAGAACGATCGTATTTATGGTATACACAAAAAGGTAACATATAATTTGAATTACTCATTTATTATATATATAATTTTTCTAAAGTATTTTCACATTTTATATCCCATATATCTTAATTGATCAGTTATATAACTATAAATATTATTTATTTTAACAGTATATGGTATAATTATTAAATCAATACCCTTTTCTTTACAGATTCTGTATTTCATATCATCACGGTATTTCTGATTCAAAAAAGCTTCTTTATTTTTATGCATGAATGGAATATATTTATAATGTTGTTCACCATTATACTCAGCAGCAATATTTAATTCAGCATTATAACAATCTAATTCCAATGCATTTGTACCACCTGTTACGGGATTTAATAAAAAGTTAGGTCTATCTTTTTTAAATGGTTTTCTAAATATAGCTTCTAATACTCTTCTGGTTTCAATTTCTCCTTTACTATCATTTTTTTCATCTAAAGGAACAAAATTTCTAGAATCTTTATAAGTATTATAAGATTCGTAGTTAGATTTACTCCACGTACCTTGTGTATTAGTTATTTTTCTAATAAATCCTCCTATAAGTATAAAAAGTACACAAAATAGAAGAATAATCTCAAAACCATATTTATTCCAAATATTTTTAATTTTATTGATCATTTATTAATTATCTTGATTCTTATTCTTTCTTAAAAATAATAAAAAAGCTAAGTGATTTAGTTCTTTTCAAAAACACATAATAATAGATGAAATAATATTTTTTATAAGTTATATAATAAAATGTCTATTAATTTTACAACAGATATAATGATGCCATTTCTAATAGGTGGTTTCCTTGTTATGGGAATTAAACTAAGCAGTAAATTTGTTAACCCAACTTTAGCAGCTATTATTGGTGCATTACCTATAGGATATTTAACCATGAATTTTGTTATGAAAAGAGAACCCTCTAAAGATTATGCCAAAAGTTATATGTTAGTATCAGCTACCACAATAATAGCAACTCTAATTTATTACTTAATTATAATTAGTAGTGATAAATTCCCACAAACTGCCGCTTGGGCAATTGGTATTGGTATATGGGTATTAATCACTATTATTAAATATTTTATTACTCAAAAAATGTCCAAAAAAGATTAGATAAATCTAAATAGTTTATAAAAATTCTTTAATTATTTTATTAAATATAAGAAATTCTTATATTTAATAAAATAAATAATGACTGAAGTGTTTAAAGAACCATGTGATAAATATTACGAAATTTTTACAAAACAACCTACTCAAGGAGAAAAATATAAATTTCTATCTCCATTTGAATTTAAAAATGTTCTTTTAAAAGAAGCTAGTAAAAGTAAAAAAGAAGTACTCAATGCGGGAAGAGGTAATCCTAATTTTTATCAAACAATAACAAGAAGACTATTAAGCATACTTAATACTATATGTCTTGACATAGGATTAGAAGATTCAGAATATTTTGATCTTGGATACATGCCTCAAAAGAAGGGTTTATTTGATAAAATGCAAAAATTAATTAGAAAAAAAATCTATGGTACAAAAGAAGAAAGAACTTTACTACTAAGAATCTTTAAAGGTATGAAACTTTTAAATAAAGGTACTAAAAAAGACGACTACGCTTATAATCTATTTATATCTACCGTAGGATGTTTCTATCCAGATCCTCCACGTATTCAAAATTTTTTAGAACCAGTACTTACTGAGTATTTTGAAAAGAAAATATACCGCCCTAAAAAACCATTAAAAGAAGTGTGTGATAATGTTTTAAAACTTAAAGTAAAAATAATGGCAACGGAAGGAGCAGCAGCTGCTATACTCTACGCTTTCAATTCTCTTAAATACAATGGTTTAGTAATGCCAGGACATTCTATTGCCATAATGACCCCTATATTTTCTCCTTATTTAGAAGTACCAGCATTAAGTAATTATGACTTAAAACAAGTTTGTATAAACGCTGATGAAGATAATAATTGGGAGGTTCCAATGTCAGAAATACAAAAACTTGCAGACCCTAATATTAAAGCATTATTTTTAGTAAATCCAACCAATCCAACTGGTTTATCTTTATCTAAAAATACTGTTCAGAAAATGGCGAAATTCATAAGAACTCATAATCCTTACCTAATTATCCTTGAAGACAATGTATATGCACCTTTTGTAGATGAATTCAATGATTTCTTTAATGTTTTACCTAGAAATACTATTGGTGTTTTCTCTTTTTCTAAATACTTTGGAACAACTGGATATCGTTTAGGAACAATTGTTATGCATAATAGTAATATTATTGATTCTTATTTATTAACTTCTCGACCTGAAGAAGTCCAGAAAGAGATTAACGAAAGATATAGTATGTTAAGCACTAACCCTTCAAAAATTAAGTTTATTGACCGTATATTAGCAGATTCTAGACAAGTGGCAGAAGCACATGTAGCTGGACTTAGTACACCTCAACAAACTCAGATGGGAATAATGGCAATGTATGATTTATTAGATACTAAAAATGAATATAAAAAACGTTTAGAAGAATTACTTAAAATTAGAATGATGCAACTATTAAATCCACTAAATTTCCAATTAAGTGAATCTGAATTAAATACTAATTACTATATTGTTATTGATATAATTAAAGTAGTAGATAATCTCACCGGTTCAGGATTATGTGGAGATTACATTCTTAAACATAGAGATCCATTAGAGTTTTTGATGATTTTAGCTAAAAAATATGGAACAGTTTTATTACCAGCAGTTGGATTTGGTGGTCCATTTTGGGGAGTACGAGTTTCATTAGCTAATTTAGAAACTGAATTATATGCACCTATAGGAGAAAATTTAAGAAGTTTAATAGAAGAATATATAAAGGATTTTAAAATTTGGCACCATAAACAACTTTTAGAAAAAGAAAAAAATTAAATATTATAATAAATGGCTCTTATAGAAGGTTTTACTGCTACTACCATATGGAAAGCTTTTACTTTAAACTCCCTTGTGTCATCCATAACTATTGTTTTAGCTTTAGTATTAAAATCAAAATTTGATAAATATTACGGCAGAGATGACATCAAAGGTTTAATATTTACTTTTATGATAACTTTTGCAGTTTCTTTTACAGTGTATACATTAATGCATTATGTAGTCGGTTACGGGGGTGGACAATTAGCTGTTACTGGTACAAATTAAATTAATAATTATAAATTTTAAAAAATTTATAATTATTAATTCATACAAGAATGTTTACTATTTAATTTATTATATTTTTATTATGTTAAGAAGATAAAATATAATAAATAAAAATGCCAGATATTCCTTTTACAGTACACAATAATATTAATACTAATAGGCCTAACACAACTTTATATGCGATTATTAGTACTACACCCTTTTTTTTAAATAATTATGATATAGATAGTATTCTACAAGAAAGTTTTGATGACCAAGAAGAATTAGAAAGAGATAATACTGTAAAATTAGATGTTAAATTTGAGATCGTTAAAGAACCAAATATTACTGACTGTTGTTCAATTTGTCATAATAATTATTCAGTTGGAGAAAAAATTACACGTTTAAGTTGTGGGCATTTGTTTCATTATACTTGTATTAAAGAATGGGGTTATTATAACCCTTCGTGTCCTTTATGTAAAATTTCAATTCCTACAGTTACACAACCTAGACTAACGCAATAATAGTACTAAAATTGTAGTTTACTGAATTTATAAGATTAATTTAAATTATTAAATTATCTTATAAATGAAAGAGTATCAAACTATAATTAATAATTTATATAACCTATTAAGAGTACGAATAACCAATTTTTAAATCTAGAAAATATATTATATTATGCATCAATTTTAGTTAATGAGATTTCAAAATTTGATCTAGATAAGGATTTACAAAAGTCTATAATTATTGAAGTATTTAGAAAATATAACTATAATTTTACACTAACAGAACCTAACTTAATAGAGATATCAAATTACATTAAAGATTCTTTGCCAAAACATTTAGATTTACTATTAAACTGTCATAATAATAGAATAGAGATATGATTTTAAAAATAAATTTAAGAATTATTTATAATTTAAGAAATAAAATACAATAACAAAAACCAAAATGTCCCAAGAAAATACTCAGCTAACCAAAGTGCAAGGATACAACCCAAAAGCTCAAATGATTTTTTCAGAACCAATTGCAGGGTCTGTACCAAACAGTACTCCTAAAATTGAATTCAAAAGAATCAATATCTCAACAAAAAACGCAGATGGTTCTATTGGTGAACTCATCCTACCTACTGAAAAACTTTTTTCATTTGGTGTTTCTGAAAATGTAAGCCAAGAAAGTGGAAAAGTTACTGGATATACATTTCCACTATGTATGTATACAAGAGAAGATCCAAAAGATGAAGAAAAAGAATGGGTAGATGTGTTTAATCAAATTGTTGATAATTGTATCGACCATCTTGTTGATAACCGTGAAGAAATTGAGTTGTTCGAATTACAACGCTCTGATCTCACAAAAGCAAAGGGTGGGTTGAATCCAATGTACTGGAGAAAGGAAACAGTCAAAGATGAACAATCAGGAAAGAAAGTTTTGAGAAATGTAGAAGGACAAGGTCCTACATTGTACACTAAACTTATTTATTCAAAGAAAAATCAAAAATTTCTCACAGACTTCTTTAACAAATCAGATGAACCACTAGATGCTTCTGAACTTATGGGAAAATACTGTTATGCAAATACAGCTATCAAAATTGAATCTATTTTTATGTCAGGAACAGGAAAGCTATCTCTACAAGTTAAACTGTATGAAGCTGTAATTGAACTTATGAAAACAGGAAAACAAAGATTGCTTGACAGGCCTCGTGCAACATCTAAAGTACTCTCTGCTAAATCATCTGAAAACACGAGCTCCCTGCTTGAAGATGATAATGAGAATGATTCAGATGGTAGTCTAGTAGATGATAATGAACAAGAAAAAGAAAAAGTTGAAGTAGACCCACAACCAAAGAAAATTGTTCGTAGGGTTAAGAAAGTAATAAAGTAAAATAGAAATATAAATATAAATATAAATTAATCTTATACTTAATAAGTATAAGATTACTTCTTTACATGGGGATTTCCTATACATACTTTACCACATCTATCAGTGTACCATATATGACCATTTGTACAAGTTTTATCACTGTATGAACAAGGACATACCGAAATAGCTTTTAAACCACAAACTTGGCATCTTTCTTCCTCCTCTTCTAAATAGTTTGAATACTGTGTTTCCAAATTCTTTTACATTGTCAAATTTCTCTCCTGTATCAGGTGTAAATGTTTTATATAATCCTTTTGTTGAATAATTAGAATTATTTGGGTGAATATAACCAGATATATGTTCTGGACGTTTAGCATTATCCATTTTAACTATTTTATATATATTTTTAAAATATGTTTTAAAAATAATTATATATTTACTCCTTCCCAAAGTTTATTTCCACATCTTGAATTACTATTTATATTAAAATGGTCATAATCTATATTCTTTTCCAAACATAACCAACACCATTTCCCCCCACATACAGAACATACTATTTTATTACAAGCCTCAAAAGTACCATCCTGTTTCTTAGCTTTTTCTACAGGAACATTACAAATTGGACACAATTTAATTTCACCCTCCTTTATTTTCTGATTAATGAATTTTGCTTCTTGAGTAGTGTTATTAGCTAGTTGAACTTGAATACATGTTTTCCCAATATGATAAGGACTAATATTACAATTTCTACACCAATTTGATTCACAACTCGGGCATGTTATATTACAATTCTGATCATACACATATTGCTCCAATATCTCACCGCAATCAGGATTTATACACAAAAATGCATTATGATTATTCAACAAATAGTTAATTTTAAAAAAATCTAAATATATATTTAGACTCTGTGGGATATTTAAACTTTTTATTTCTATACTATGACTACACATATTTCTAGTTTCTCCCATATAAGACCCAGGACAATTTAAACAAGTAACCTTATTATAAATTTTATTTCTTAAATTATTCAAAATTTGTTTAAAAATTGGACCCAAATAACCTTCGCAACAATTAAAACATAATCTATGTGTCAATCTCCTAGTTTTATGCAAATAGACACATAGACCATTAGATATATCTTCGCAACAAATTATACATTCGTTGCCACTTCTAATATAATCTTTTGCCATTTAATATAAAAATTTTATTATTTAAATAATAAAATTGATTTATATCTATAAGATTATTTTTAATCTAAAAATGAAACAAACAAATTTCCCAACTCTTTATAATAAGAGCTCAAAAGGCGGAATCCTAACATGGACAATAAGTGCACATGAAAAAGATAACACAGGAATAATCACTATAGAACGAGGATTCCTAGAGGGTAAAATACAAACTCAGGAACAAATTATCAATAAAGGTAAGAACATTGGCAAGAAAAACGAAACTTCACCTTACGAACAAGCTGTGTCAGAATCTAATTCTAAGTGGAATCTTAAGAAAACTAAGAATGGCTACACAGAAGAATTAGACATTGAAACAAATAATACAAATAAAGAAACTATTAATTTTAGACCAATGTTAGCCAAAGATTTTAACAAAGATTCTAATAAACTAAATTGGGAAGAAGGTGTAGTTTGGCAACCTAAATTAGATGGTGTAAGGGCACTTATAGGTTTCCATGATAATCAAGTTTTTATAAAATCACGAGGTAACAAGTTTTATCATAATTTAACACATATAAAAAATCTATTTTCTAATTTATATACTACTGGGATTGTACACGACAATATTATCTTTGATTGTGAATTATATACTAACGAATTAACATTCGAAGAAATCACAGGAATTTGTAGAAAACAAAAAAAGCTTTCTAAAGAAAACATAGAAAAAGAACTAAAAATAAAAGCATTTATTTTCGATATAATTAATATTGATTCCCTTTCCCAAATATTTCAAGAAAGATACAATTCTTTATTAAAAATGTTTAAAGAACACTTACCAGAAGAAGTAGTATTAGTTTGGACCGAAGAAATTACAGACCCAAAATGTTTAGAGAGTATACATAATAAAGCTACAGAACAAGGTTTTGAAGGTATAATGTTGAGAAATGAAAAAGGACTTTATAAAGAAGGACCAACTCGCTCTAATGATTTAATTAAAATGAAAACTATGTTAGACGATGAATTTGAAATAGTAAACTATAAAGAAGGTGTTGGTATTGAAAAAGGAACTGTTATCTGGACTTGTAAAACTAAAGAAGGACATAATTTTAACGTTAGGCCTACAGGTACTAGAGAACAAAGAAAAATATGGTTTAATAATGGAAATAAATACATAGGAAAAAAATTAACAGTGCAATTTCAAGAATTATCTAAAGATCAAGTCCCAAGATTTCCTGTAGGCATTGCGATCAGAGATTACGAATAATTAAATAATTACAATTTTTAAAGTATTAATATAAAATGAATAACAACTCATTCTACGAAAATTTAGGTATGTATACATCTTGTAAAACCATATATGATAAGGAAAAAAATAAAATGGTTAATTCTACAACTACTGACGTTTTTAAATGTTGTGTAGAACAATGTAAACCTCCTGTAAAATTCTGTAATGAATTTTGTAATCAAGATACCGATCACTTAGAACCAAAAGAAACTTGTAAAAAAAAATGCGATATACAACTAGACATGTGTATAGATACATGTAAACTAAGCTCCGAACATACATTACCATTTAATAATTTTTATAAAAATTGTATTTCTAATTCATGTAAATCTACTAAAGATTATGAATGTATCAATAAAAATAAGCACAAAATTAAGAATTGTTGTATGGATAACTGTACACCAACTAGAAGTCTTACATGCCATAAATACTGCGACTATTTTGAAAAATTCTTCTCTAAAAATACAAAACAAGATATAAATAATACTTTATCAGTAAATACTGTTGAAAATTTGCCTACCAAGACATCTAAATGTAAAAACAAAAAACTATGGATTATACTATCCATATTCTTTACTTTTGTTTCAATATTGCTAATTTTTTTGATCATTAAAAGTTAATTTGATTTTAAAAATTAACTTTTCTATAAATATATAACATGCAATCTATGATCATTTCCAAAAGAATTACTCTTAAACCAGTAAAATTAACAAATAAATTTAAAAAACATATTATCAAACAACTCGAAACAGAAACTGATGAAGAATGTAGTAAATTATACGGATATATATTAAAAATTCATAGTATTGAAAAGATAACCTGTTATGAAGATACTATATTACTAGTTGATTTTTTAGCCGATACTTTAAAACCTGAAGTTGGTCAAGAAATCAAAGCTACTGTCTTTAAAATATATAAAGATGGATTATTTGTAGATATATTAGATAAACAAAAAATACTTGTTCCATCTGTTAATATAAATGACTATGAATTCAACGAAGAAAATGATACTTATATCCATACTAAAGATTCCAATAAAGTAATAAAAGAAAATGACCCTGTAAAAGTTAGAATAGATGCCGTTAAGTATAATAACGCAAAATTTAGTTGTTTTGGTTCACTTGTTTAAAGAATTAACATCCAGAATAAAAAATGCCTTCTCAAATTGATATTTTAAAAGATTTTAAAAAACAATTACTAAATTTTATAGACGAACTAATATCACAATTTCCAATGGAAGGTGACCTAGTTATTCTAAGAGTATTCATTGATAATCAAGTTGAAACAAAAACTGTAATGGATGGATTTATATATAAAATTAATACTAATGATAATCAATTAAGAAATATGATAAGTCAAAGAAATGAAATGTTTTTTATTGAGCATGATGTTTTTACTGTAGGTAATGTAAATCCTGATAAAGTTAGACATTTCAAAAAATTATGGCTTTCTGGAAGTTTAGATAATGATGACAAAACTATAATTTGGGAATGGATTGACTTATTTGTTCACCTTTCCAATCAATATAGCAAACTTAATTAAATTATTTAATTTTTAAGATTTTAAAATCTTAAAAATCAAAGCAAAATTAATACTCTTCTATTATTATTATGAGACCAGGAGAACCATCTCCACCATTTATGTCAGAAAATCCTTTTTCAGATAATGTTACCCTCCATTAATTTGATAACCTCCTCCTCCACCACCAGAACCATAACCACTCGCGTTTCTTCCATTATAACCCACCGTTGTTATTCCTTCGGTACAATAACCTTTTCCACCATGTCCAATATGTAAGAATCCAAGTTGGGTCCAAGTTGTTGTTCCTGTAATTCCAGATGTTCCAGTTCCTGAAAAGGTTAAAGTTCCAAAAGAATCACCACCATCGGAACCTTGAGATAAAACTATAGGAGATACAAATGATTGCGCAGTAGGACCCCTAGTTCCAGTATGACCCAAACCAGCAGGGCCTGTAGAACCTAAAGGTCCTGTAGGACCTGTATTAGTAGAAAGTCCTGATACACCTGTTGGTCCTGTAACCCCAGTAGAACCACCTCCACCATTTATATATCCTGTATATGACCAACGACCATTTGAATATACTAACACAGAATCGTCAAGTATATCATCAAATGAATTTATTTTTATATTATTTAATCTATTTGCATTAAATATATTTTTTCCAGCTAAAGTAGCTTCATTAACAGCTGATTTAGATTGTATGCTAAAAAACATTATAATAAATAAATAATGTTTTTTTAACAATTATTTGTTAAAAAATATAAATATAAATATAAATTCTTAGGCTTTAGAAAATATTAAACTATATACTATACTCTCATGCTGGTTATGAGTATATTGGTACGTACAATAACCACTTTCGTCAATATTTTTTTGGATAGCTTCAACACGTGTTCTAGTCATAGTTAAATGACTCAAAAATTCACCCATACAACAACCACGTATATTATCTTCACAAACTCTTATCACAATCTTTGTCTTAGGAAATGAAATAATTTTCGATATTAAGTCCTCACAATTAGGACAAAAAACAGTATACTCCATAGAAAATTCCTTGAATTCTTTTTCATCTTTTTTTGCTGCTGCAATTTGGTCTACGAGATTTTTATACTCTTCCGAAGAAATCTTCTCTTTAATATCATCAATCATTGACATCAAGGTTTCCATTTTTCTTCTCAAATGGAAAAATACTAATACAATTCATTTTTATTTTTAAACCACCAAAGTACTCAATTCTTTACTAAACTGACTATTATCTGTTTCCAGAGCTTGAATTTCTTCATAGTGATCCGTATAAGCCATAAAAGCCTCATCTCCCGCATCCTCCATCTTATCCCAAGCTATTTTATGAGATGTTTTCTTTATATCGCCATCCAAAATTGCTTTCGTTAATTTAGTTGCTTTCACATCTTTTTTAACTGTACCGTCATCACATTTATACTGAAAAATCTGACGAGAAGGATCCGTACAGATATATTTTAATTTACCTTGCTCATCCTTCAACATCGTATCAAACGCAAAACGAGCCACACCTTTCTGACCCTGAGTTAAATACTCATCCGAAAAATTATTCTGAATTGCTGCTTGAATATTCTCCTTAGATAAATCCAAAGGAGTTGCTATCAAAATCTTATTATTATTGTTCGTAGTATTCTGCACTTTAGGCTGCTTCGCAATCTCTTCAACCGTAGTTGTCGACCGCTCCAACTGCTTCTCCAACATCTCATTCTTAGTCTGCAATATCTCCATCTGATGCTTTAATTCTACTATTTCATCAGATAATTCTTTGTTTTTAATTTCATGATTTGCGATACTCTCTTTCAAATCTTTAACATTCTGTTCTTTTAAAGTATTTTCATATAGAATTTTGTTTTTACATGTTTTTTTATGTCTTTTTAAGTGTTCTGGCGTAGATAAATGTTCACAATATTCACATTTTATTAACTGAGAATCTATTTCAATATTATTTTCTTTTTGTATCGCTAAACAAAATTTAGCTCTTTTTTGATGATTTTTTAAGTTATATTTATTCAAAAAAGTTTTTTTACAATATTCACATTCCATTTTATTTAAAAATCTTAATCTTTAAATAATTATTGCCAAAAAAGTGTCAATAATTATTCCCAATTTGTTAAGCAATAATGTAAATAAGTGTCAATAATTTACATTATTGGGTCAATAAATTGATTTTTTAACAAATTTAGAGTCCAGTATAAAAGTCATTTTTATCAGAAGTTAATCAGAAATAATTCTTTTTTCTAAAATTTTTTCTCAACACACATCCTAAAATGTGCGCTGTGACATATTTTATATAATAGAATTTGTAATTTTAAGAATTTTAAAAAGTATCGCAAAAAGTATCTCCATTAATTGCATGAAGCCAATATTGAGCTAAAAAGTAAAATTAATTACATAAATGACTAATATTTGTAACTACTGTAATAAGGAATTCAGTCTTCCAAGGAATCTTATAAAACACCAAAAGACTGATATGTATTGTCTTAATATACAGAAAGAACTAATGTGAATCAAGATGTAATATTAAACTCATTAACATTTCATTGTGACTATTGTGATAAAAATCTTACTTCTAAAGAAAATTTGCTAAACCATCAGCATATATGTGTACAAAAATTTATCAAAGAAAAAACAAAAGATGATAAAGAGATTTTAGATCTTTCAAGAAAAATTAATGATTTAGAAACTTTAAATTCTCATCATAAGAATTTAGAGGTAGAGTTGGAGTATTATAAGAATCGTTGTGAGGATTTGCAGGAAGAGATGAATGATCTTCTTAAAGAGATAGCCTTGTGTGCATTAGGGTGTAATAATGCTAAGATAGAATCTTTGACGAAGAAGTATGTTAAGAAGCAGAAGCGTGTTGATTATAAGGAAAGGAATGTGGTTTATATATTGACAACGGATTTGATGAAGAAAGAGCGTAGGTATATATTGGGTAAGGCTGTTAATTTGACGAATCGTTTGTCTACTTATAATATAAGTCTGATGAGCACGAAGTAGTTTATTATATCTCATGTGGTGATGAAGATAGAATGAGTTTAGTTGAAAATCTTGTTTTTGAAAAACTGAGAGAATATCGCGAACAAGCAAATAGGGAGAGATTCATATTACCTAATAATAAAGAAATAGATTATTTTATAGAAACATTAAAAAAATGTGTTGATTTTTTTTAAGATTTATTATCATTTATAATAATAAATGTTTTCTACAGTTTGTATGATATCATTATTGGTATTATTAATTTCTTTATCGCTTATATTCTTAATATGGATAATATTTTTCAGTAAAAGTATAGCAAGTAGTCATCTTATAGATAACTATACACACCCCAATGATTTAAAAAATAATAAGAAAAAAATAGCTATTGTTACGATGGTACCATGGCATTTTGAATGTTTAGGATTTTTACTAGACATGCTAAGTGATAAATACGAAATAACTTTCTTTTCAGTTCCTGATAATGAAGGTTATATAGATTATTTTAATAAAGTATATGATTTTAAAAAGTTGAGTGTTAGGGACGGTCTCTTAGATCAAAATTATTATGATAGAATTATAAAATTAACTAGTACAGATCCTTTTATATTTAATGACTTATCAAAAGGAATATCAATTCACCACTATAATACTATCCACCATCTACCACAGTATCCAACAGTTTATCCAACAGCTCAGCAATTATCTTATATAAGTTTGTCTAAATTAGTTAAACTTGAAGAATTGATAAATAAAAAAGCTATCAATATAACACCGATATTTAAAACACTTAAAATTTATCCTCCCGAAGAAAGATTAAATCAAATAATTTTAGTTGGAGAATGGGAAGATGGACCTTTAAATTCTCTAGTTAAAAATTTTACTTATAAAATTGTTAATATTAGGAGGAACCCCAGAGCTATAGATGCTGTAAATTGTTTATATGATAATATATCATGTATTTATAAACCTGCTACCACGACATTAATTGAACTAGTTAGCAAGTCTAAGTTTTTGTTTATCCAGCCTAAACAAGATCGTTTTTCAGGTGCTATAGCTTTAGGATTATCATGCCATATTCCAATGATAATAGATGAGACACAGTCAAAATATTATGATTTTCCATGTTTTACTTACAAGAATTATGTAACAGAGTTAAAAGAAGAGTTAAATACAATGTCTAGAGCAGAGTACGAACAGTTCATGGAAAAATATACTAAATATATTAAAGATACACAGGAAGAAAACTATGAAAATAGTAATAATTTTCTTAAATTTGATTAAGGATTATATAATTTAATATAATTATATAAATCTAAATATTTAGTTTGGGTGCCACTTAGGTAATTGGCCTAATGTTGAATAACCAGTACATTTATTAGCCCAAGTACTTTCACCAGCTAAGGTTGGGCCAAATCTAAATTCTTCTTTAACGTTTTGTTTTGGTTGGTAACCACATCCACTTACTTTATGTTCGGAACCATGATGAAGATTTTCCTTAGATATTTCTAACATATCTAAAAGATGTTCTGTAGATTCAGGTAATCCCATGTATTCTTTACCATTATGATGAGCTTTGAAAAATGGGGCCGCGTTGACATGTGAAGGTGCTTCTGAGATATCTTTAATTGTAATCATTTCTGTTTTTATGTGATCGTGTAGCATTTCCATAGCTTTGTGGCAATAACCACATCCTTTCATTATAAATAGAGTAATCATTTTATTTATAATATATTAATATTTTAATATTTTAATTTATTGATTTTTAATCCTAATTTTCAATATTTCTTAGAGCTGATAATACTTAAGATTGACAATTAAAGGATTCCATTTTTATAACAAAAATGGAATCAAAACTAAAAGCAATAAGTTTATTTTCAGGAGCAGGAGGAGATACATTAGGAATGAAAAATGCTAATATTGATATAATCTAACATTTATAGAGTATGTAATAAATTATATAAAAGAAATATTAAAAGACCCTGTTATATTTATAACTACAAACTAAAGGATATAAAATATTTATATTATTAAAAATTCTAAAAGTTTTAATAATATATAATAAATGTCTGTGCAAGAAATATGTAAAAAATTACATGAATATTACGATTCTAACACAATTGATGAATTACAAAGTATTGATTCTAAAAACTTTTTTGAAAATATTTGTTCAAAATACCAAGATTTAAAACTTTCTGCTCCAAATTCTAATTTAACTTTGATAAAGTTAATACAAAATAAAATAGAAAAACGCTACCCCAAATCTTTACATTTAGGAGGTCCTAATCAAATTGTAGTTTTAAAAAGTACTAAATATGGGAAAAATATATATTGTTTTGGAGAAGCACACTCTGCAAAAACTGATTGCCCTCCTGAGCATACCACTGTTCCTATTGAGGACTTTTTACCTGAATTGGTAAATACAACTCCAAAATTTTTAGATGTATTTATTGAATCTAATTTTCCAACTATTAAGGGAGAATTCACAAATCCTATTCAAAGAAATTATTTTGAAACTGATTTAGATTATATGTATCGTCTAAATCAGATAAAAAATCATCCTGATAATTTTGTACCGCTTTCATCTACTCTTTTAGGTGGTAGAATGATGTCACTTAAGCTATCCTTTCTTACTTGTTTAAATAAAACAACAAGAGCATCAGAAGAGTGTAGATTAGCTAGAGTTCATTATACAGATACTAGATGCGATGAAAATGTGAATTACTATGATCCGGTAAATAAGTTTATGGATGATCTTAGTAAGTTTGAAAAAGAAATTAAACAAAGAGATAGAATTGTTGTTACTAATGATTTTATTTCTAAACATAATGCGGTATTGGACTTATTAAGTGACAATAGTACTGCTAAAAATTTTTTATTGGGGGTATATTTTAATACTAAATTGCAAAAAGAACTAAAGAAAAGTTATCTTTCGAAAGAAATTATGGAATTTTATCAAAAATTTGCTATGGAGCAGATAGATAAAGCTCTTGAGGGTGGTCTAGTGGCTGAATATTTCAGAAGATTAAAATCGAGTAAAAAAATAGATGATAAAATTGAACTTTTATCGGCTCTTTCTGAGGTATTACCCACTATATTCGTAAATTTAACAGCGGCAATTGTAGATATTTATACACTAGCAAGGATTTTTAAAATAGTTGACAAACCAAAAGATGAACCCTCTCAACCCAGAAATATAATCTTATACTTTGGCAGGTATCATATTCTTAAGATGAATGAATTTTTAACAAGTATAGGATTTGAAATAGTTTATGAAGACCAATCAAAACAAGAAAATTGTATATTTTTATCACAAAAATTTCTAGATCTTTTGTATGAGTAATTATAACTCTACTAGTTTATAAAATCTTAATAAATCTAAAAAGATTTATTAATTTAATTAAAATCTTGTATCTCGTCACAATCATACCAAATTTTACTTTTAATAGGTTTATATTTTATTGAACCTACAGTAATATTTTGATTAGTATCAGAAGTTTTTTGGTCTGTTATTCTTAATTTTCCAGTTCTAATTGTATACTTGTCGGCTCCTGCTGCGTGTCTTAGAGTATATTGATGTTTTGGTGCCAACATAAAATCAGTACCTACATTTTTTTCACTCATACAATAAATATCTCCGCTATTTAGAGTCAAAGAAATATTTTTTCCTCTTGGTCTACTATTATAGTACCAATTAAAATGCATAGTCATTGATCCACCTAATCTTAGGCCAATAACTCTTCTTCTTTCAGCATCTCCGTGGTAACCTATTCCAGTATCTCCTTTTTTGTAATATAAATTACCTTCACATTCTAACATACTTGCTTTTTCTCCAAAAGCTGTTATCAATTCCTTTTTAACGTTTTTTACTATGGGAACTTCGTTCCAAGCTATATGTGTGCCTTTTCCTTTATCAAAATTAGCATCCTGATGTTGGTTACTAAAATTTACATTATATCTAGCTTGTTTATTTAGAACTTTGTTCTGTTTTTCATTGAAAAATTTAGTATCCCACATAAACATCAAAACTTCTGATAATAAATTGTCTGTTGTAGTACCTAGACATTTTAATCCATTTCTAGCAACAAGAAGATAAGCTTCGAAATTTTTATTATTATTAGCTTTGTTTAATTCTAAATTTTCTCTATCATCATCTTTTTTATTGCCTGTGTCTATATTTTTAGGCAACCAATCATTTAATTTAATTATAAATACTTCACAACCTTGTGATTTAAAAAATGCTTCCGCTTGTAATAAGTTTTCATAACTAAATCCACTGTCTGCCATTTCACCTATTTGTTGCATTCCAACATGATTTTCTGCTACATCCCCAAAAGTTAAAGTTACTGTACCTTTAAAGGGATCGGCTATAGATAATTTAATTGTATCTATAATTTTTTTAGCTAATTTTAGATCACCTATGTTGTTTTTAAACAATATAATGATATATATTGTAAATAAGATAGAATACTTTCTTGATTATAGATATATTTATTATGACTTATATCATTTATTAAATTACTTCCCTCGTATTCTTTAAAAACTTTACAAATTTCCATTTATTTATAATTTTAAAAACTATATTATTTTCAATTTTTTTTGCTAGCTTTATCTTTAATATTATCTTTTACTGTTTTCATAATAAAAGAAGGTTCAACAGGTATAAATTTGCTTGCTATTTGGAGGAAAAATAGAACTTCTATTATTCCGATTAAAACGAATAAGCCAATATTTTCTAAAAATATTTTTCTTACAGGAACATCTTTTCCACAATTAATTTTTAATAGTATCCATATAATAATGAAAGTACTTACTAGAAGTACAATTATTATTATATTTAATTTAAACAAAGCTTTATTGTATTCTTCTACTTCTCTGCTCGGTTTGCCATTATATAATTTTGATATTTCATCGTAATCTATACTTTTAAGCATAGTTTTGGTGGAATCATTTGGTTGAAACTTATCAATTAAATCTCCTAATTGATTGGTTACTTCTCCTTGTAAGCTTTTAGTTTCAATTTTAGATAAAACAATCCAAAAGAAAACTGACAATATAGTAATTACTAGGATTACGTGTATAAAAATGTCTATAATCCATTCATCTTTGCGCAAAACTTTAGTGTTATCCATTCTTTTATATTATTATTTTTTTAATTTCATAGAATAAATGAATATATTAACTCAATATGTACCGAGTATTTTATTTATGTCTGGAATATATTCAATTGCTGTAGCTTGTCTATTTTTTACATATGGTAAAATGATTGAACAAAAAGTTGTTGATAAAAATATAACATTTTTACTTGACAACTTTATGGATGAAGCATTTCAATTATTAAGAGAATCGGATAAAAAAGTTATTTTAGAAAAATTAAAAACTATGGATTTATCAAAATTTAAAAAGGCTGATGAAACGGTTGATGCTAATAATAAAAAAATTATACTAAAAGCAATTAAATATATTTCAATATTTGCTAGTCTAGCTATAATATTATCTATAGGTATTTGGTATTTTAGTAAAGTTTCTTATAAAGAGTATGCTATAGATGTAGTAGGTAAGTCATTCTTGTTTTTATTCATTATAATTATATTCCAAATTCTATTTTTATCATTAATTAGCAAGAACTATAAAAGTCTAGATCCAAGTGTTATTAAACACTATATTGTGGATAAATTTAAACAGAAATATGGTAATAAAAAGTAAAGATTCCTTTCAAAAGTTTATAAATTCTGATAAAGAATTTATAAAATAAAATCTATTTAATGGTCTCCTTTAATTTAAACAGTACTTTTTTAACAATTGGGTAAATAGCACTGTTAGCTACTCCGCATGCATTTTTCCTTTTATTAACCTCATATATCCTTTTTCTCCCAAATTTGTATTCCAAGAATTACGAATAATCCAATAATCCAACCCATTTTCAGTACCAAAACCAACTACATCTACACCATGATTTTGTCTATTCATATCTGCTGAACATCCATCTGAAGATTTATCTGGATCATAAATTCCTGATTTATATAGTTGCCAATCTGTATTAGCATCTACCCCATCAGAAATAGGTCCTACGTGTGAAACTGCTTTTTCAAGTGCATATTCATTTTTAGATGGTAACGATACATAATCAGTCAAAACAATATCACTAATAAGAGATTTTTTATAATGACAATCACCATCTTTGGCCATGTAGGGGTATTGTCTTTCAGTATCATCTGAACCTTGTTGATTTGATAACAAATATTGATATACGCTGTACATTTCACCTCCAGAACAACCATCTGATTTACCGTCAGGTGATTTAATATTTTTAACACAATCTACCATGTCTTGTTCAGACAAAGAAACCGACTTATCAGATAACTTCATAACTTGACTTTCTAAGGCACTGGGCTGAAAACGCACAGCAACTACCGCACTGTCTTTGATCTTTGAGTGGACCTACTATTGTTGAATTACGCCAGTCTACACTTTTCTGGGTAATATTGGGAAGTATAACTAAATCACTTTGGTAATATGATGGTTTATAACCTTTATACATTTTAGAAAAATCATTGGAATTATATCCTGCGAATTTATTTAAAGAAAGTTTGTAACTAGAGTTATTACTATTACTAATAGTAATAGTAATAGTATTATATACCAATAAAGAATGGTAATCATAAACTGATTTATTAAATAATTCATTTTTTAGTCTACTGGGAAATGACTCTGTATTTAATAGAAAAGTAATGAAGACTGTAATTAATCCAAAAAGTTTAGCCATAGTTGATAACATTTTAATATAAAGCTTTAATCTTTTAAAACTTATTTTTATACAAATAATTATAATAGTTTTTAGTTAATAATTTTTTATAGCACTTAATAAATGGATAAAAAACATTGTGAAGTTTTAACTGAGACATATAATACATATAAGTTAAACAGTAATAAAGAAGATGAATTTATAAAGATAATTTCTGAATTTGTTAATAATAATAAACATAAGGTATCAAAAAAACTTTTATATTCATGTAATTTTACTTTAATAAAACTGTTTTACAATAGATTTTTTGAGTCTATTCCCGTATTTAAAAATGTAATTGGACCTTGTTCATTAGCTTTGTACAAAAGTGATAAATATAACAAAACCGTATATGTATTTGGTGAATATCATTGTAGCTCCGAACAATTAGATCATAAATACCCATCTTATTCTGAATACGAAACTATTAGTAATCTAATGTCATTATGTTCTGAAAATAGTCCAGTTTTTCTAGATATTTTTCTAGAATTTCCTCGTACTGCACGAAGATTATCAGGTGATGGTTTTCCAGACGGATTGATAGGTGATATTGCCACATATAAAAATAAACCATGTTTTAATAATCCGGACCTTAATAATAGAATATTTAATAATAATTGTTCTACAACAAGATGGCATTACACCGATGTAAGGTTTGATAAATATTATAGACAAACTTCTTTAGCAGGTCATATCTATTTTGAATTATATGATAGTCTTACACTTATTAGAAAAGATAAAAATATCTCATGGCTTAATCCTAAGTTAAGAGAACTAGTTTATATAGCTAATCATGACAAAGAATTAAAAAAATATATGACAAAACCAAAATCAGTTTCTCCCGAGATAGAATATACGGTTCCAAGAACTCAAGAACTTACTAAATATTTAAGAAAAATAAAAGCATTAAATCCTTCTTCTTACACTTATACTCTAATATTGTATTATATAGCTATTATTTACCAACCTCAAATGATAGAGCTTTATCAATATTTAATTGCAAATGAGATAGAAAAAATTAGAATATGGTTTTGGAATCAATTTTCTGATAGTGATTCAGAAAGATTACTTTTAAAAGAAATAAAAAGATCTTACGAAGCAGATAAAATATTAGAATTTATGAATACTTATATTATTAATATGACTAAAGAAAAAATGGATATTTTGAGACCTCTTGCGGAGAATGTATATAATCTTCAATTTATGTCTATTAAGTCCTTTTTTAATTCAATGAATACACTAAGTATATATATCGGTGACATAGGATCTATTTTTACAGATGCTTATATGATATCCAGAATATTTAAAAAGTTTGACATAAAATCAGATCAAAACATGCCTAGTACACCAACTAATATAATAACCTATGCAGGTGAAAGACATGCTGATAATTTAAGAAAATTCTTTGAATTTGGTATTGATTCATTTGATAAATTAGACGAAGCTTATAATCAAAGTTGTCCTCTTGATAAAGTTACCTCTTATGATCGTATGTGTTGTTTGAATCTTGAAAAATTCATACAACCTTTTTTTAATAAAGATGTTTCTTCGTAATTTTTTTCTAATTAAATATAAACAATGATTATTTATAGAAAAATATTCTTAGCAAGTATTGCTTTCATTATAATAGGATTATTATTAACAGGAGCTATTTATTTCCTTACTAGTAAAGAAAAATATATAGATATAATAGTCCCTTTATCAGAACCAAATAATAAAAACATAAGTTTACCAGTAGATTTAGACTCAAATTTCTACCCAGATAAATTAACTAAAAGAATTACTTGTTCTCCTGAAACACATAACACTCTTTTTGAAAAGTTTAATAAATCAGAACCTGGCTTATTAATTACAATGTTGACATTACCTATAGACTCTAATGGTATGCCTAACACTGATTATATAAATGTAGAAACTTGTACTTCTCTTGGATCAATTAGTAAACCAATAGTTAATATTATGGATTTAACTTTACTTAATAAAAAATTACCTCTAAATATTTACAATTCTAATAGTTACTATACTAACTTTGGTATTTTATTAGATCCATCTAAATTAATGCCAAAAGATTTTCCAAATAAATACGTACAGTGTTTAAGAGTAAGAGATAGTGGTTCTGATTTAAGAAGATGTGATACAGATTTTAGTCATAAATTAAAACATGATAAACATCATCATCATAAAACATATGGAAAATATAATGGTTTTGATTTAAGGAGTATTTCACAAAAATGTAGTTGTCATTATGAAGAAAGTATATCTAATGTATGTAATTCTAAAGCTGAAGTTGTAGGATGTGGTGCAAAATGTGAAGATACAGGTAAAATTTGTGGACAAGTAGATTGGTGTGATTGGGATGATTTTGATAATTATAAGAAAAAAGGATTAGATTGCGCTACCCATCCTCGTGATATACAAACTTGGATAGATGCAACAGTTGAATGGAATAAAAAACGTATAGAAGAAGGATGGAATATTCCTCATCATGAAAATGAACTAGATGCTTATATCGAAAACAATGAAGATAATCAGGAAATGATTATGGATGCTATATTGGGTTTTGTATTTACGGATATGTGTGGAGAAAATAATTGTAGTACCGAAATAACAGATTTAATTCAAAAGCAAATGGAAATAGCTACTAATGATTTTAATAAATTCTACAGTAAAAACGTTAAATTATACAAATTAATGATTGATACAAATATTAATGTGGGGGCTTACAAAAATGGTAAATTTGTAAAATGGGAAGATAATAATTACAAAACTGATTTAGAAAGCTTGTTAGTTGATATTAAGCTTGACCCTAATAATGTTACACAACCTAAACAAACATTTACATATAGAGTTGCTGAAACCATAGACGGAATTAATGGCAAAAATACTGGTACTATAAAGGGTGATAATTCATATATATCTGGTGAATTTTGTCCTAGACATGGTGATGAATATTGTAAGAATTCAATTATTTCTGAATATAGTGTAGACTATTTACCTATCAATCCAAAAATAGTTGCACGGGAAAAGGATGGTAGAAGTTGTAAGTATGGCGAAACAGGATGTAAAATTACACAAGACGGGTTTGGACCTTATGCACTGTGTAATCCAGGGGGTGAAGTAGGTGGAACAGGTGCATATGAATGCACAGATTGTATGGATAATGAAATTCCTGATTATGAAAAAACTTGTGCAAATCATCCAGGAGTAGAGCATGATAGATTTTCAGGTGGGAAATGGTATAGTTGGCCTAATAAAAGTTACTGTAAAGGTAAACCTTTAGGCACAAATGGTTGTACTTGGAATTTTACTAATACTAATCATTATAAAATTAATGATATAGATAATTATCAATTATTGTTAAGTGATAAATATAAAGTTTTAGAGCAAAATTGTAAGAATTCATCTGATAGAAATCATTGTATTTCTAAATCTATATCTAATTTTGTACAAGAAAACGCAGAAAATAATATTCAAGCACTGAACAATGCTTTTCAAAAATAAATCTTTCTATATACGAAATTCAATTTTTTTTAATTGAATTTTTATTTGATATTAATACATAACTATAAATGTCTGTTCTAAAAGATTTATGTGAAAATGAAGACTTATCAAAACTAAAATATCTTGAAAAAGAAACTAAAATATTATTGATAGATAGATGCTAGTTTTAATAGTTTATTTTTGAGTAAAGGAAATCAAAGATTAGCTCAACAAATACTTTCTTATTTTAAATTAATAAATATACAAGATTTAACATTAACTTCTTGTATCCCAATATCCTTACCACCATTTTTAGAATTAAAAATGAAAGGAGTAACAACAATACCTATATACAATGATATAGAGTTAATAGAAATTAAAAAAGAATTTGATGATAATGTACTTAATTTTCAAGAATATAAAAGATCTCCTAATAATCCTGAATTTAATTTAGTTAATGAGAAAATTAAATATGTATTAGGTGGAGCTGCTTTCTTAGGCAATCCTTCATCTTTTCATAATGAAACTGTAAGAAAAATCAGATTAAAGGCACAGAATATAGTGCAAAAAAACTATATTTAAAAATTTACTAAATAATCTGAATTGCGATCAAAATATAGAAATGTTAATTGACAGAATGATGGTAAGAAATCCAGGTGTAAAACCTTCACCTGAAACTTGGCACAGAGATGTAGCACCAACCGAGTTACTTTTAGATGATGCTATAGTTTATGGAGGATGGATAAATTTAGATAATAAAGATCAATATTTTAGTTGTATAATTGGTTCACATCTTGGTATTAAATTAAAAAATTTAAAGAGTGGATTTGCCAATATACCCAAAACACATATAAAGGAAATATCAAAATTAAAATCCCACCTGGTCATTTAGTAATTTTTCCTCAGTATATTTTACACGAAATTGTTTCTAAATCTAATAACTATACTATGAAACGTCTATTTATTGGTTGGAGACAAACTTTTCAAATAATATGTTGTTTGATGATTTTATCTCTAGATTAGAGACTCAAAGCATAATAGGATACCATCTGGTCAAGAACCGGCAATGTATGCTAAAATGCATCGTAGCTTTCATAAAGATTTGTTAATAAAGTGGTCGGATACAAGTATAAAAGACAGTATTTTGGTTGAAGATAAAGATATATTAATTTGTCCTAGATTTATGAAATCATTAAAAGATTGTGGTTTTAATTTATATCCAGCCTATTCTAGAAATGAGATTGAGAAATATAGACCTCAAAGAATACATTTTTAAATAATGTTTTAACTTGGGATAAAACATTATTTATCGACATATAAAACTAAACTGTTCTTGAGTAGGCGTAGGAGCAGGAGTAGGTGCAGGTGTGGGTGTTGGAGTAGGTACTGGTGTTGGTGCAGGTGTGGGTGTTGGAGTAGGTACTGGTGTTGGTGCAGGTGTGGGTGTTGGAGTAGGTACTGGTGTGGGTGTTGGAGTAGGTACTGGTGTGGGTGTTGGAGTAGGTACTGGTGTTGGTACAGGTGTGGGTTCTGTCGTAGGAACAGGAGTAGGTCTTGGTTCTGGAGTAGGTCTTGGCCTGTGTCTATGCCTATGTCTAGATCTCCACCCCCCTCTTCTCCATCTTGGAAATGGATACAAACTCTGTTGAACATAAGGCCACTGTATAATTCTAGGTTGTGGTGGTGTACAATTACTATTACATAATTCCTGGGATGAATATCCTTGGTCAGCTTTAACACATTGATAATTGTCTGCACAAGTCCAATATTTATTAGAATTATCTTCAATGTCATCATCTGAATCATCAGTTTCGTAATCAAAATCATTTTCGTGATTAGATGAGGGGTTGGATAAACCAGACAAAGTTTGTTTGTTTTCAATATCACATGATTTATTACAATCTTGATTAGTTTTATATTTTCCGAAGATTGATTCTTCACAACCATTTTCTGTACATTTCCATTTTTTATTAATTGCTACTATACCACTATTTACACCGAATATAAATAATCCTAAAATACTTAGTATAATTAAAATTAAAATTATCATTTTATTTAAAACAAGATACTTAAAAGTATATTTTTTTTATAAAAATGTCTAAAAATCCTCATATAGCTGTTCTTATTATGGCAAAAAACGAAAAAAAAAGATTACATGTAACTTTGAATAGTATAAAACATGTTGCTGATTCATTAATATTTTTTGATACAGGTTCAGAAGATGATACCATTTCAATAGCTGAAAACTTTTGTTCTGAAAACAATATTACTTTTAGATTAGCAGAATCTAATTTTAAAAATTTTTCTACATCAAGGAATGAATCTCTGGATTTTGCTGATACATTTGACGATATAGATTACTTATTACTTTTAGATACTAATGATGAATTAAGAGGTGGTGATACACTAAAAACTGTAAGTAAACAATATATTAACGAAAAAAATACAGCGTTTTTAATTTGTCAAGAATGGTGGTCTGGTCAGTATGATAAATATTTTAATATTAGGTTAATAAAGCCAAGACAAGGTTGGAGGTATAGGGGGCGCGTTCATGAATGGTTGAAAAATACTAAATATAAGGACGATGAGGAGCAAAATAAAGCAGGTGAATTTGTAATAAAATTAGAAAATGAGTTAGTTTTATTTCAAGATCGAACGCAAGACGATGATAAAACAGGAAAAAGATTTCATAGGGATAAACAACTTTTATTAGAAGATCATTTAGAAGATCCAGATGACGCACGTACTGTTTTTTATTTAGCTCAAACCTGTTCTTGCTTAGGAGAGCATGAAGAATCTTTTAAATATTATGAAATTAGATCTAAAATGGATAATGGATTTTGGGAGGAAAAATATCATTCTTATTTCAGATGTGGGGAAATTTCATATAATATAGATAAAAATTGGGATAAGAGTTTACCATTTTATTTTGCAGCTTTTGAATGTCAAAATCGTGTAGAACCTTTAATTAAAATTATTGAGTACTATAAAGATAAAAATTGGTTACTTTGTTATACTTTTGCTGATCTTGCATGTAAATTAATGTTTCCCGAATGTTTATTATTTGTGGATAAAATAGCATACGATTATAAAAGATGGCATTTATTAGGAATTGCAGGATGGTATGCAGGTGAATATGAGAACGGTAAAATAGGAGTATTAAAAGCTTTAGAATCTGGTATGGGACAGGAAGTAGATAAATTTAATTTAAAATTTTATACTGACCGTGAAAAAGAACAGGAAAATTTACAAACGCAAAATAATGTTGAAAACTTATTAGAAAAAATAAAAGAAGATAACCCTAGTTTACCTAGGAAACAATTAAATAATCAACTAACAAAAGTATTGAAAAATAAATAATTAAATTATTCATAATTTAATTAATAATAATCTTCTTGTGAAGTTGATGAAGTGTGGACTACCATACCACTAGTAGTTCCTTTTGTTTTACCTGGCTCGTAACTTGTTGAAGGTTTAGGAGTTTCCTCATAATTAAATAAAGATGTTGATGGTGTATTAGGATTTTCACTATTAGAATAAACAAACTTATGAGAAGACTTTACACTAAATGATCCAGTATTAGTAGTTGATGACATTTTATTTATATAATAAAAAAAGTTTCTTTAGATTAAATTCCTCCTTTTTGAGTGAAGTAAGGGTTAATTTGATAAAAATTGCCTAATTTAGTATTCTTAAGTAAAGAAAGTCTATTGTTTCTTTTCATCGTATTATATATATTTATTAAAATATTAAATGCTATACAGGGTTTTGCAAGAATTTTATCCATAACTACGTCATCATCAATTGTTCCCGGGTCTACTTCATATTCAGGTACTAAACCTGAACCAGCATTTTCCCAGTAAGAAACCATAGGAGAATTAGGATCATTAGGATCAAAAGGTTGATACTTTTTAATACCATTATTCATTTTTACTAAATATTTTCTTAATGCAGTATTATGTATTAATCCTTCTCCGTGGGTTAAATTTTCGTTACAAGAACTATAATTAGCAGGATATTGTCTACTTTGGTTTTGGGAGCTAATTTCGCAAAATTCGTCCCATCCTTGAGCACAATACTCTGGTACATATAATTGGCATGGTCTACTATATTGACCATACACATCTGCTTGTCCTCCATGTGTAAACCCTCTTTCTAATCCATTACCTGTACAATATGTAAGAGGATTGGTAGTGGGGAAGGTCGTATTAGGAGCTATTTTGGATATTTTACTATATGAACTCATTTATTTATATATATTGATTTATTATAAAACAAAATAAATTTAATTCCACAATAAAATTTTATTAATTGTAATATATATGAGAATTTTTATGTTAAAAAATAATAAATTTGATATTTTATAACTTATTCATTGTAAATAGATAATGGACAATCATATTCGCCTTGGTTTATGTTGTATTAATAATGAAATGAGAAATAGAAAGAAGCCTATTTTTTCTTCACGAACAGTAAGGTTAGCAACTATAGAAAAACATGGAATAGATCATGTAAAAAAATTAGCACTACAAAATATAGAAGACATTAAAAAAATTCTAGAAGAGAATGTTAAATTAGGTATTTTTGTGTTTAGAATATCTTCAGAAGTATTCCCTCATATTACCAATGAAAAATGAAGAGGATACTCCCTTGATTTTGCTAAAGTTGCTTTGGCAGAACTTGGTAACGTGGCTCGTGCGTGTAATCAAAAGAATAACAGCGCATCCTGGTCAATACAATGTTTTAGGTTCTCCAACCAAAAAAACTGTAGATAACACAATAAAATCATTAAATATGCAAGCAGAAATGTTTGATCTTATGGATATGGATTGTGATTCTGTAATGACTGTACATGGTGGAGGTATCTATGATTCTAAAGAAAAGGCTATAAACAGATGGGTAGAAAACTTCGGATTATTATCTAAATCAGCTCAAAAAAGATTAATTCTAGAAAATTGTGAAAAATGTTTTAATGTAAAAGATTGTGTTGAAATTTCTTTCAAAATCAAAGAAAGATATGATTTTTATTTACCAGTAGTTGTAGATAGTCATCACTATGATTGTTACAATCTATTACACAAAGATAATCAAATGACTGATATTGATAATTTAATACCTTGTGTAATTGAAACTTGGCTAGAACGTGGTATACGTATGAAAGTTCATATTTCAGAACAAGGTAAAGGAAAATAGGTCATCACAGTGATATTGTAGAAGTAATTCCTAGATATTTTCTGGATGTATATGATATATTTGGGGTAGAATTCGATATAATGGTAGAAGCAAAAGCGAAAGAAATTGCTGTCAAACACTTGGAATCTAATTATCCTGAAATATTTTAAACTTTTTACTAAATATTAGATTTTTACTGAAACAAAAAATCTAATATTTTTATTGTTTAGGTAAATAAAATGTTGAATTTAAGTATAAAAATTATTCTTATAGCTCTGCTGATAATTTCCCTTGTTCTTATGGGATTTAGTATTTATAATACTATAAGTTGTGAAAAATTTACCCTCCCACCATCAAGTATTTTAACTGAGCCTACTTCCAAAGGTATATTTTCACAATCTCTTGTGTATAACTCCTGAATCAGCTATGTCAGAATTAAAGAAATCTTATGAGAAATTGAGTCAAAAAATACACCCAGAACAAACTATGCTGTTTGCTACAGATTCACCACAATTAGAAGATAGAAATCCTATAGTATTTATCCCTGCATCACGCTTAGAATTTTCAACAACTAATGAATATATACCCCCACATAAATATGGAATATGTTCAACTTCTGGAAACTTATGGGCTACTGCTGATGCTTCTGTTCCCTATTTTGAAGACTGTTTTTTGGATAGATTTTCTGTTAAACTAGACAACAGCGGTAATATTGTTAATACCACAGGTGTTAATGTTAAAGTCACTACAGGTAAAGGTGGATCTGAGGAAGGTAGTTTTAATTCTGAATCTTATTTACTTTATGTTGGGAATAGGTGTCTCAGCTTCGGTATATATGAATCCTTTTTATGAAGCTTTAACACCATTAGGGTATAAAGATAAGGTAGATTTGTTTTCTTATGGTTATGATGTTAGGCGTATTGGAGATAATAACTATTCTAAAATTTATTTTGAATATTTGAAAGAAAAACTGGAATCTATTTTCGTTAAGTCAAATAAGAAAATTATTTTATTATCTCATTCATTAGGATGTCCTACAACTATATACTTCCTAAATTATGTGGGATCTGTATGGAGTAACAAACATATTAAAAAATTTATTGCGTTTGCTCCTGCTTGGGGTGGGGGGTGGTTCTATAAAAACTATGAAAACCAATACTATATGGTGATAATGAAGGTATCCCAATGACTAATGATCATGATTTCAATAAAGCAGAAAAAGTAATGGGAGGAATTATGATGTGTATGCCAAGCCCATTAATATATAAAGATGATGAAATTGTTGTGGTTCAAAACAAAGTTACACGTCTTCTGAATTACCAGAATTATTTGTCGAATCAGGTCATCAAGATTCAGCAAAATATATAAAATATTTGACTCTAATGGAATAATAGGAGGGGTTAACAACATTATTGGAGGAGAAAGAATTCCACGAACTTTGACTGATCCTGAAATAGAGGTAGATGTGATTTATTCAAACTGCTGTAAAACTGCACATCAATATACTTTTAGTGCTACAAGTGCTAATACTAATCCATTTGAAAATGCTCCTGTAATTACATCTACTATTGCTGGTGACGGTACAGTACCTGAATTGTCTTGTACTTATCCTTGTAATAATGATTTTAATAAATGGAGTAATTGTACTTGTAACAAATTCCCCAGAGAGAAAGATATTGAGGCATGGAAAGTTTTAAATGATTTCCAAAATGAAGATGAAAAGAATCCTTCTAAAAAATATATTGATTCTTTAACTAAGTTTCATTCAACATTTGAACATTTACCAATAATTCAAAATAAAGATGTAATTAATTTTGCTATAGATAATTTCATCAAGAACTAAATTTATTCATATTTTTTCTATTCCAAATGTTTTATTTTCATTTACAATTTAAATGAAAATAATTTCTGGTAAATACTATTAAAAATAAATTTAAATATTATTTAATCGTTATTTTATTTTTAATAAAATGGATAAAACTTCATATTTTATAAAAGACAAGGCCTTATTTGGTAGTTACCCAACTCAAGAAGGAATAAAAGAACTTGAAGAAAATGGAGTGAGGTATTTTGTAAACCTTACTTTTGATACAGAAAGAAAAATTGTACCTTATACTACTCAATATAATTTAATAAGATATTCAATAAAAGATATGAGTGTTCCTACTGATTGGTGCTCTTTTACAAAGTTTATTTTACATATATGTAATATTATAAAATCTTCTGATAAAGAAGATAAAATATTAGTACACTGTAAAGGGGGACATGGAAGGTCAGGTACTGTAGTGGCTTGTATTATTTGTCATTTGTTTAATACCACACCTTCAGAAGCTTTAGACTGGACAAAAATCTCTCATAGCAAAAGACTTACTATGCGGGATAAATGGCGTAAACTTGGCGCTCCTCAAACACCTGAACAAAAAAAGTTTGTGTATAAATTTTTTCAACCATTAAATTTTTATAGAGCTTACATGAGCGGTTACACTGCAGGATTTTCTAACTTTAGTAATCATAAAGTAAAATACAATGGAGTTACATTCCCTACATCTGAAGCTGCTATACAAGCATATAAAAATCCTTTTGATCTAAATTATGTTGAGTCACAGGTTAACGCAAACAGTCCTATTGTTTCTAAGAACTTAGGTAGAAAAATAAAAGTTAGGCAAGACTGGTTAGAGGTATGTATTGACATTATGTATGAAATATTGTTGAATAAATTTAATCAAAATAAATACTTAATTCCAATATTAACCAATACTGGTTTAAGGCCTATAATCCAACATACAAGGGGTGATGGATTTTGGGGTGATGGGTTAGCAGAGGATGGGCAGAATAATTTAGGTAAGTGCTTAGATAAACTACGAATGTATTATTATGAACAGAGTTAATAATATTTATTACAAGGAATACAACCACCTGCTTTCTTATGTTCTGAATAAGATTTTTTGATAACTTGTTCAAAATTTTTTAAATCTTCAGGAATTTTATGTTGCATATTATTTGAAGAAGGATGAGATAAAGGATTAAATTTAATTTTAATATCATCATATATCTTTGAATTTAAAGGAATATATTTATCATTATTAGTATATGCAACTGATACAGTATTACATAATTGTTTCATTTTAGCATAAGACATTTATTTATAACGTATTTATTTAATTTCTATTTAATAGAAAATTAAATAAAATAAAAATATTAATAAATGTCTAACAAAAGGTATATAGAATTAGATTCTAGTTTTAGAAATAGAAATCAATGGCCAAATCCTGCTCAATTTGAAGTAATATTTTCATTAAGTGGATTTGGAGACAAAGAAACATCAGTTGATCCATTTAGTGATGCTGCAGTTACTAATGAATGGGTAGGTGGAGATTTTAATCTAGCTGGTACAACTTTAGCAACTAAAAGGGTATTAACAGGAACATTCACTGCACCTGCTACATCTAGTTACCCACTAGTTGAAGCTTCTAATAATCAAAATTTAATTGTAGAGTTTGATGAAACTACCGATTTACCTCAAATTCAAGATAACTATTATGTTGGAGCAGTAATGGCCTTAACATCTTTAACCCCTATTCAAAGAAGAAGAATAATTTCATCTAGTTTAACAACTATAGATACATCATCTAAAAAATACATAATGGTGATAGTTCTTGAAACTCCATTTACAGATATTATATCAGGTGGCGCAACATTGAAAATCACTGACCCTACTTACATGGCAGATCCTTCAAATCCATTATTATTTGTACCAAAAGGTAAATGGTTAGGAGCTTCTCATGGACCTAATGCTTATAATCGTTATATTCTATATAATGACACAAAAAGTATTGCATTGGGAAGTCCAGTTTATAGAAAAGTTATTGGTTTTGATACTTATTCCCAAATAGTAAGTGTTAATACTACTACATCTACCATAGAAACTAATAACTCTGGTCCGACTATTTCATGGGCAGTTGGTGATAAGTATAAATTTAGAATAAATCCACCTTTATTAGGTACCACAGCTACTTCTACTACTATAAATAATAATATTCCTTCTTCATATGTAGTTTCTTTACCTCTTAATTCGTTCTCAGATGAAGATGGTTTTTACAAAAACTCTTGGATTACTATACTGACCGGATCATCTAAGGGAGAGACTAGATTAATATCTAGAAGTGTATACTTATCTTCTATAGCAAACGGAGGTTCTATAAATTCCTTAATAATGCCAAACAATGTTCGGTCTATTAATACTTATTTAAATACATTTATACAAATAACTTCCGGAGCTTCAAGTGGTGATGTAAGACAAATAATTGGAGTAGATAATAACACTGTTACCGTTGACTCTAATTTTAGTTCAATAATTTCTAATGGTGATGGTTTTACTATAAAGAGTTTAATAACCTCAACCCCATTTAATTATAATGTGACTAGTGGTGATCAATTTGAAATTTTACCTTTTACAAGAGATAACATGGGTCCTTTGAACTATAATGGCAGTTTAGTCTCACAACAAGAGGCAGTTTGTTATGAAATTGAACTTGTAAATTTAGTCGTACCAAATAGAGATTTAGATGTTGGTGTTGGCAATAGAATTTCTTTTTATCCATATATATATGTAGAATTTTATAATATTACTTCCGCTAGTTCTGGAAATATTTGGCCTATATATACTAATAATGTTCATGCAACTAAAGCAGTATTCAGAGTTCCAATTAATGATGTAGCAAACCCTGTAGTCTCGTCTTTTATTAAGATAGATGGTGGAGGTATGGTACAAACTCTTAAATTTAAACCTAATGATAACTTATATTTCTGTGTTAAGCTACCTACCGGAGAAGTCTTTAGAACTGTAGATAAAGATAATTTAGGTCCACTATTTCCTAGAGGAGAAATTCAGATATCTGCTTTGTTTTCAATTAAAAGATTGTAAAATATTAAGTAAAGTAAAGAAATTATACATAATTTTTATGTATAATTTCTATTTATTATTAGAGACGAAGATTTATTACTTAAGTACCCAATCTTTGTTAATTCTTAATGACTTATTTTTATATACTCTTCCTACTTCACTTAGTTGTATGTTAACATACTTTCTCAAATTTAACATATTAACAAGAAGAGGAATTTTAGTAGAATAGTAGTTACTAAATAAGTCAGTTAACGAATCCACATACATTGTAATAATTAGATTCATATCCCTGCATTTTTCTGCTTTTTTCTGTCTAATTTTTAGATTTTTTAACCACTCTTTTTCATCAATTACTTTCATTAAATACTGTACTCTAAGATCAGAATTATCTTGCATTCCTATATTATTTGGATACCTAGGTAAAATGTAATCTCTTATATCCCAAATTGATCTATGAGCTTCTCGGATAGATTTAATTTCTTCATCTGAATAATTATCTCGTAGTTGTTTAATAATAAGATTGTAATTAACTAAATTATTTACACCACATGGATTGTCTCCAGGAACTCGTGGTGCTACTCCATTATTATTTTCACGCTGATAAGCATAATAGTGGGGATTATGATTGTGCGCCGCATTTACTATTTCATTTTTATTCCAAGAAAATGTAGCATGGCACATTGTACACCACATTAAATCACATCCACTTATTTTAAATATAGGTGCTCTACATTTAGGACACGGTTTAGTTTCTTTTTTCAACATTTCAGCTGTAGCTACAGCATCTTTATCACACACATGCTCCTCGTCATCTCTCCCATTTTTAACACCGTGACATTTAGAACATATGTATTCTTCGCATGTACCGCATTTCCACGCAGTTGATAAAAACCCTCTGCAATCAACATTTGTACATCCCATTATAAATTCCTTTTTCTCTTGTTTTGCACTAGATTGATTACCATATCTTATATCATGCTTAGCCTGAGCTATTTCTCTTAATCTAGCCCTTAAATAACTTTCTTCATCTTTCAATTCATTAAGTAGTTTTTGTTTTTCTATATCTTGTTTTTTCCTTTCAACTAACTCTTGAGTTGCTGGTAATAAACTTTTTTCTTGACTTAACAAGTCATGTGCTCTTTTCGCTCTGTATTCTCCGTTATAAAATACGTTTGGAGTATTACTTACTATAAAATCCATTATAAGTTCATTTTTACAATTCATACAGTTAGATGGTTTCTGTATATCAAGTAAATATCTTTTAAAACAAGTCAGGCATACTCTGTAATCACAATGATTACAAACTATTGACTTCCTTGTAGTTTTGTTGAATGTTTCACAGCATACTGAACAGTCATCCATTTTAACTTATTACCAATAATCTTTAGATAAAAAATCAATTTTTTTTTGCTTACCTAATAAAATGATTTCAATACCTTCTATACTAATACAATCTTCATTCCTATTTATTTCTACTACAATAGTTGTGTTTTATATTCTAAAAATAGCTAACTTAAGTTCATTTAGAGATAAAAATGTAGAATTTGATAAAAAAGGAGCTTTAATATATTCTATTACTTCATCATTAGGTTTCACAATAATAATGGCCCTAATTTCTATACAAACGGATAAACAATTACTTAAAAATGATAAAAAATAATGACATTAAATAAAACATGATGTCTAAAAATATAAACAACGTATCTATTATTATCTTTTTTATTGTAATTTTTGCTAGTTCTTTAATTCTTTACCAGACTAAACCAATATGGGTAACTAAAAAGAAAGATGATAAAAATGTTATTTATTATCCTTTGTTAGTACTATATTCAATACTTTTTGCTTCATTATTTAGTATAATTATTTTATTGAGTTATTCTAATAAAGGGGATTTTTCAGTCAATCCAGTACAAGAGAAATCTAGTTTTTTAAGTAATAACACCATTTATGCTTAAATAGTTTAAATAAAAATTACCATAATTCAAAATGAAAATTATAGCATTCCATTCAGAAAAAATATGCTTAAGAGGGACTACAGTTTCCTTATATGATTACGCTTTTTATAATGAAAAAATTCTTGGAAATAGAAGTATAATAATTACTAGTAAAAATGGACACGGCGAATCTGTTTTACATAAATTTATCAATAAATTTCCAATTAAATTTTATTCAGATGAGCATGATATAGAAGATTTAATAGCAGATTGTGATATATTCTACACAATCAGATACGGCAATCGTGGTTATTTACCACAACATATTAAAACTTGTGTACATTGTGTATTTGACTTATCTGAACCTCACGGTGATGTTTATGCGGTGGTAAGTAAAACTTTGGCAAATAAATTTGGCATTGATACATATGTGCCTCATATGATTGGTCTTAAAAAATCAATTAATCAATGTAATCTTAGAAAAACTTTAAAAATTCCTGAAAATTCAGTTGTTTTTGGTAGACATGGAGGGCCTGATACATTTGATTTAAACTTTGTTAAGAGCGCTATCATAAATGTAATTAATATTAAACCAGAGGTTCACTTTATTTTTGTTAATACACCAGTATTTTATAATCATACTAGAATACATCATATTGATAAAATTGTAGATATGGATGAAAAAAATCGTTTTATATGTAGTTGTGACGCAATGATACATGCACAAAGTTTAGGTGAAACATTTGGTATAGCTATCGGAGAATTTAGTGTAAATAATAAACCAATTATTAGCTATAATGGAGAAGTGTGGAATGATCATTATAAAAATATTTTACAAGATAATGCTCTTTGGTATAACAATGAAGATGAATGTTATATTTTGTTAAATTTTAATCCAAATAATTTCAAAAATAAAGACTTAAATTGTTATAAAGATTATTCACCTGAAAAGGTAATGATAGAATTTAAGAAAGTTTAATTATTGATCAATAATTAAACTTAAATTATAATTTCATCTAGCATATTATTATAAAATAATAGTTTAAAATTATAATTTTTCCCACCAAATGAGTTCACCAGAAACAGTTTATATCAAAGAACTAGATATAGAAATTATACCACCTCTAACAGATAAATTTCAAGACCCCACTTATAATGGTGGATCCAAAATTGTAGTTGTAGGCAAGCCAGGTACTGGTAAATCCACTCTTATCAAAGGATTACTTTACGCAAAAAAACATATATTTCCCGTTGGTGTTGCTATGAGTGGGTCTGAAGATACTAACCATGCTTTTGCACAAATTATGCCTTCTACATTTGTCTATAATGAGTACAATGAAGATAAAATTAAAGACTTTATTAAACGTCAGAAAATGGCTAAAGAATATCTACCTAATCCATGGGCATTTATTATTCTTGATGATTGTACCGATGACCCAAGAGTTTTCAACAAACCATTACAAAATGCTATGTATAAAAAAGGACGTCATTGGTCATATATGTACATACTTAGTTTACAGTACGCTATGGATATTAAACCACAAATTAGAACAAATATAGATGGTATTTTTATACTTCGTGAACCTATAGAGTCAAACCGAGAGAAGCTTTATAGAAATTATGCTTCTATTATTCCCACTTACCAACTTTTTCAGCAAATGATGGATGAATTAACCGAAGATTTTCATGCTATTTATATTCATAATGCCACCAAAAGTAACGACTGGAAAGAATGCGTTTTTTACTATAAAGCTCCTTTGACACCATCCTCTTGGAAAATTGGTTGCCCTGAATACTGGGATTTTCACCATCAAAGATATAATCCAGAATATACTGATCCTATACTTGGGTTTTAAACCCATCCTATAGATATTTATTACTAAATTTTAGTAATAAATATCTAGCTTTCTTGTAAGAATTTTTTATTATTGAATTACATTATTAAATCAAAACTTTATATATTCTCTGCAATAGAGTTATTTATATGTTTTAAGATAAGATTTTTAATATGATTTCCTGTATCTTTGTCAAAAGCTAGAGTAAACTCACATATAGTATCTAGATATAATGAATATTTATCTAATTTAGTTAATATAATTTCAGGTATATAAACTTTCCTTTTTTTACGCTTATTTATCATTATACATAAATCTTTTATATCATAGAGGTTGTTAGAAGACATTTAATATTAAAAAATGTATTTAAATATATAAATTAATTTTAAATTATCTTTTATTATACTTCTAATTATTGCTATACAAATTCCTAACTCAATTATAGTTAAAACAATACCTATGCATGTTACTACTTTACTAATATTTTTTTCTTGATTAAATTCAAATTTACTTAATTTAATTTGTTTTTTGACACGTTTTGTATAATCAATTGTACCAAATATACATGCTAAAATAGATAATATCATTATAGAAACAGCAAATAGTGCTGCTATTGCATAGTGTAATTGTATAGAACTACGTTTAGTCATATCATAAAATAATAAAGCAACTGTTAGCAAAAATAAAGATACAGAAATCCATCATGCACATAAACTTTCTGATGCATATAAATTACTCACGGTAGTTGCTCTATCGTTATTGCTTTCACTCATTTATTATAAAAAAAATATAATGTTTTATTATATCAATTAATAAATATGGTTTGTATTTTAGTAGACTATAATTGTATTATACATAAAAATAATTTAAAAAACATATCAGATTTTTTACAAAATCTACCTGATGCAAAAAATTATAGCATAGGTGTAATTTTTGAATTAAATCCTGATACTTATACTGAACTAGAAAATAACACTAGAGGCAACGAAAAAATAGATTTTTTTAACTCAAAAAAATTTATAGATAATATAATCAATTATTCTTATATAGTTTATGATATAGATAGAAAGATTTGTGAAATCTTTTTAAATAACAATAATATGTTAGAAGATGTATTAAAAATAATTTTAGAAAATTTACCAAATGATATTACTATTATTTTATTTGTAGAATTAGAAAAAGTCCATAATAAAGAATATATCAGATATTTATCATTATTAGGGTTTGGAGAACCTTTTATAGTTGAAGATAGTGAATTAAAAGGTATTTATTTACATAAATTAAATTATTTAGTTGATTCAAAAGATATAACAACTGATATAGAATATTTATTAAAAAGTATTTCTAGTGAAAAGTGTGAATCAACATTAAGATTTACATCAAAAACTATCGAAAAATTAAAATATTTATCTAAAATTGGTTCATCTTGGAATAGTAAAAGTATTAGTCAAAAAGAATTAGGTGGGAGATTTTTGGCAAGTTTAATAGATGATTTAATAATTAATCTGGAAATAGATGATAAAAGCATAATTTATGGCGAAGAAGAGGGTGTAAGAGTAGTAGGAGGGTTGTATAATTTTCACTCCCATCCTCAAGAAGCCTATGAAAGAAATAATGTGACATTAGGATGGCCTTCAGGACAAGATTTTATTGCTTTTTTGTCGTCACATTTTACTTTTAATACTTTAATTCACGTAGTAGTAGCTGTAGAGGGTGTATATATATTACAAATGGGTGATTATTGGGATAATTTGACAGAAAATAATATGAATGATATCACTAAATTTATAGATAAAGAATATGACTTAGCTTGTTTCAAAGATAAACTAAGTATTCCTGGATATGTCAGTAAAATTAATGGAATTAAATTTGAAAATAAAACTTTATTTAATTTATACTACAGTGATTGGAACAATATTAGTAATCCTTTTACTATTTCTTTTAAAAAAATATACGGAAATTGTATTATAAATCAAAATTTAAATAATTTTATAGACAGTTATTATAAATGAGAGTATTTTATTTTTATATAATAGCTGCTGCTGGATTCTTATCGATTTTTTTATATTTTTTATTCAAATCTCCAAATCCTGGAAAAAAATCAAGTAGTAATAAACCAACTTCAATAGATGATAATAAAAGTAATAAACTAAAACCGAAAAGTATTAATAATAAACCAACTCAGGTAGATAATACAATAAGTCAACAATGGGTAAATGCTCATAATAAACGACGTGAGAGAAGAAGTTTAAATCCTCTTACATGGGATGATACTTTAGCATCTCAGGCTCAAGTTGTTGCTAAAAAAATTGAAACAACTAATAATTTAACACATAGTGATTTAAATCAACCTAATTGTATTAATGGAAGATGTGGGCAAAATATAAGCTATGGATTAAATAACATAGATAGGATTGTGTCATCGTGGATAGATTGCGAATGTCCTAATTTCGATGGAGCGCCCCAAGATGATTCAGGACATTATTCACAAGCCATGTGGCCTATAAATTCTTTAAAAGTTGGTTGTGCTACGAGTGGTAATCTATCAGTTTGTAACTACAATACAGGAAATATTACTAATCAAGGTCATTTTACAGAAAATGTACCAGAGGGTAACTGTATCCCAACTCCTTCATTTTGTAAAGATGGTCAATATATGTAATTAAATCTTAAAATATAAAATAGTATTCATAAATAAATGAGAATATTTTATATTTTAATAGCATTTGCAGCTTTGGTGTTTTTTCTTTTTCTATTATATAAACCATCTACATCTTCATCCAAAAAAATACCCAAAACACCAGGTAGTTTAAATAATGAAGAAAAAGCTTCTTTTATTAAAGATACTAATGATTATAGAACTTTAGCTAACGCTTCCCCATTAAAATGGGACAATAGTCTAGCTAGGTCTGCACAGGATTGGGTAGATTTTCTTTGTAAAAATGAAGGTTGTAGAATGAGACACCCTAGTACAGAATCAGAAAAAAATCAATATTTAAACAATAATACATTAGGTCAAAATCTAGCCTGGTTTGAAGGCTCGCCAGGCTCCCCTGCTGAATCAGTAAAAAATTGGGGACCAGTAGAGTGTAAACAATATGATCCTAAATCTCCAGCTATAGGAACTGATGGTAGTGAAGTTGGCCATTTTACTCAATTAGTTTGGGAATCTACAAAAAGTCTAGGTTGTGGATCAGCTACTAATGGTAATGAAACCCTATATGCTTGTAATTATTCACCTCCAGGTAATATTATTTATAATGGTGGGTATAGTCTTTATAATAAGAATGTTCAGAAACCTAATCCTTGTTCTTAAATGGAGATATATTATTCCATAGCAAACCGGCTATAACTCCAGATATTGATCCTATTGCATGTCCTGCTAAAGAAACATTAGAACTTTTAAATGACGGAATAATAGTAACTAAAGCAATTGATCCTAAAAGACCTAAATCTAATTTTTTATTTGTTACATATTCCCAACTTGTCAACCCGAATAAAACCGCGCTAAATCCTATCGAACAAGGAATACTAGGAAAGATTTTATGAATTATTGTCTCAGTTACTGATGTAAATATAAGAATAAATAAAACTAATATTATAAATCTTTTTATACCTATTGACTCTTCAATTCTTGCTAACGAATATAATGCTATTAAGTTAGATATTAAGTGATAAAAGTCTATATGAATAAAATTATTTACAAATACAGATTTTAGATCTTTTCCACAAGGAATTGATTTAATAATAGTAGTTACATATAGTAAAAATATAACTATAATTGATATAGCTAAAAACATACTAACTGGGATATTCTTATCTAAGTTTATTTTAATCATTTTATTTAATGTATATTTTTAAAATATGTACAATATATAAAATGACTAAAGAAGAAAATACAAAAGAGGATTTCTGTGGGGCCTGTATTGCTGCTCCATTAGCTATGGTAGGTTTAGGAGCTGCCGCCACTAATGCAGATTTGAAATCTAAAAAAAAATGGAAAAAATGGGTATTTATTATTGGTATCACTGTGTCAGTAATATCTATAGCAGTAGGTATTTGGTTTCTTACAACATGTAAAACGTGTAAAATATAATTTTATATTTATAATATAAAATTAATAATAATTATTCAAACTCGGGAAGTTTTTCATCGGTATCTATAGTTGGAATCATTTTTTCTTCAACCATAAAGTTCATAAAATTATCATTCAAATCTTCAGTACTTTCATCAATTCCTGCATCTTTTCTAGCTTGCATATATTTATCCAAATATTTTCCAGCAAACTCAGGGTATTCTTGATCAAGATCTTTTAATTCAGCTCTTGTTTTAATAATGAACTCCCGGACTTCTTTCATTTTAGTTAGATGTTCTTTAAAAGTCCAAGAAAGTTGAGCTTTCTTAACACTCAATGTGATATAATTTTCGTAAGGGTCAACTTCAATATCTTTAGTACCATCATCCTCTTTGGCCTTCTTTGATTCTTCTAGTAAATTCTCTTCCCTTTCCTTGATTTCTCTCATAACTTTTTGCTCTTCTTCCTTTTTATCTTTGACAGATGAACTAACCGCTTGTACAGTTTCTTTTCGTATATCTATTTCTGTCGTTTCCGCGGAATAATCAGAGGATATAGTGAGTGGAAAAGGTCTCCCAACATAAGTATGATAAATTTGATGATATGAATCTGCATATCTAATTAAAAATTCTGCCCTTTGGTCAGCTTCTGTATTAGTAGCATAATTTCCTCTTAGTTTAGCAAACCCATATACTCCATTTTGGTTAGGGACAGCGCCTTTTGCGGGAACAAAAGAAACTAATCCAATATTCTGCATTGGAACTTGAGGATCTTGATATGTTCTGTCAAGTTTTGGGAACTTTTCTATGTACTGAGTATTGTTTAATTCTTTCATAGCATCATTAACTTCTTCTTCAGATATTTGTACTGAAGACTGTTCGGGACGCCATTTATTTTCTTTATCTCTATCTTCTGGAGATGTAAGTGAATTTTCTTTTGTCCATTCAGGATGTGATTTCTTTGAAGACATTTTTATAATATTTTTAATTCTTTAGATTTAGAAATATTACAAATAGTAAGTTATTATTAATAAGATATTTAAAAATTTAATTAATAATTAATTAAATGAATAATCTGTCAAGAATTAACGATTCCACACTTTGGAATGATGAAGTTGAGAAATTAGTTAACCAACACATTAACATCGAAATGAAAAATTTCGTAGTTTATCAAGCCTTAGCTAATCTTGTTGACAATGAAAAATTTGGACTAGTTGGTCTTTCTAATAAATTAAGGAAAGAAGCTGATGAAGAATTAAAACATGCTCGAGATTTTATTGATTATCAAAATAGAAGAGGAGGAAAAGTAGATGAAATTACTTATGAAAACGAAGATATTTCACACTTATTAACTAGTGAAAATCTTGTACTAGATGTTTATAAACTTATTTTAGATCTTGAAAAAAGAACAAATTTATCATTATCTAATTTACATAATACGCATGAACCTGCTCTTCAAGATAAAATTGAGTCTTATTTACATGAACAACATGATACTCAAAAAGAAATTAATGATGTTATAAGACTATTAGAGATGGGTGGACCTGTTTTTCTAGCAATTCATGAAAATGAACTAAGGAAACTTTGTTGATACTAATTTAAGAAATTTATTATAATAATAAATTTCTAGTATAAAATTTAATCACTGACTTTTCTAAACCCTTTAATCTCATAACAGAATATTGTAAATAAATTCTAATTATATGTAAGTTATTAAAGTCAATATGGGATTTTAAAAATCCTTCTGCTGTAAATGGAGAATCATCACGTTGTATTATATCATCAATTTTAGTATATAGTGTACAATATGTTTTCATTGAATTATAGCCCCCAAATGCAAAATGATCCATTATTTTACATGTTACTTCTTCATATTTACCGTGCCATAATGGCATATATATTGTATTTGGTTGAATAAATTTTAAGAGATTTAAATCGAATTTATGTTCAAAATTAAACTATGTAATGAATTAAGAAAAGAATATGAGCAAGAGAATAATATTAAATATGATATTGTTATAAAAACTAGATTTGATGTTTACTATGAATCAAAACTAAATCTTAATATAGATCTTACTCAAAAACTTTATTACTTATCATGTATAGAAACACTAGAACCAAGTGATGTATGTTATTTTAGTAGTGGAAATAATTTTGATAAACTTATAAATGAATTAACCAAAAACTCACCCAGTTAAAATAGTTAATCCTCATATTTGGTTACAAACGTGTATTCAAGAAGCTAATCTTCAAACTGAAAAAATTAAGTCACAGTGTTTCGTAAAAAGACTTTCAAACTAATAAATTCTCCCACAATCTTCCATATCTTATAAGATCAGGAGGAGTAACATTAATTTCACCTAATTCTGGTAAAATGTTATCAATAGCATCTTTAAATCTTTCTTTATTGATCTTCTTATTATGTAAAATATAATAACCCAATATATAACTTAAAACATTTTTTCTTTCAATATTCTCTAAATTAATAGCCATTTCTGCCATGTAAGTTATTATTTGCTCATCAAATAAACGATGCTCCTGTATTTTATTCAAACCATAAACAGTATTCTTTAAATTATATCTAAATTTTTCCAATGGATCCATTGCTATTTTTTCCCCACGGGTTAATTTTGTATCTATTGCTCCACCAGCTCTCTCAAAAACATTTACCTCTGCCATGTATTCTTGTTCAGACATCTTGCTTACATCTGAACTAAAATCGTAATCATCGAAATCGATATCACTGTCATCCATTTATCTTTTAGAATTATAATTTATAAATAAATTTGAATATTACTTAAACATTATTTTACTAACAACTAAATGAAACTTATTCTAGTTGTCGATGAATGTATGGGAATAGGATATAAAAATGGATTACCTTGGAAAGATAAAGAAGAGCTTAAATTATTTAAAAGTATTACTACTAATTCAACTTTAGTTTGTGGAAGGAAAACTGCTGAGAATTTACCATATCTTAAAGATAGAACTTTAGTTTGTATTACAAGAAATAAGCATATTGATACATCAAACTGGAATAATCATGTAATTGTTCTTAATGAGTTACCAGAAAATGACGACAACACTTTTATTGCTGGAGGTCTACAAATTTATCAGATGGCACTTGAAAGACCCAAATATATAACCGAAATTTACTTATCTATAATGAAAAATAGTTATGAGTCTGATACTTTTTTCAATAAAAAATGGTTAGACGATTTTGTAATTGAAGAATCAACTGAATTTGAAACTTTTACACATTATAAAATGATCAAAACTAAAAATGGAGAAAGACAATATATTAATTTGTTAGAAAAAGTATTAAAAGAGGGACATTGTAGAGATACTAGAAATGGAATTACTATTTCAACGTTCGGTAATCAAATGAAGTTTAATTTACAAAACGGATTCCCTTTATTAACAACTAAAAAAATGTTTCTACGAGGAATCTTAGAAGAATTTTTATTTTTTCTAAAAGGTGACACAGACGCTTCATATTTATCCGATAAAAAGGTAAAAATTTGGGAAGGTAATACATCCAAAGAATTTCTTAAAAAATGTAATTTAGATTATGCTGAAGGGGTTATGGGACCTATGTACGGTTATCAATGGAGGCGTTATAATTCTCCTTATAAAACGGATAATGAAGGGAAACCTATTAAAAATACAGAAAATAAAGGAATTGACCAACTAAAAGAAGTAATAGACTTAATTATAAATGATCCTCATTCAAGAAGAATATTAATGACTACATATAATCCTTTACAAGTTCACGAAGGAGTATTATTTCCTTGTCATTCTCTCATGCTACAATTTTATGTAGAAGACAAATATCTTGATATGTATTGCTTCAACAGAAGTCAAGATATTTTCTTAGGTACACCTTTTAATATTGCTTCTTCTTCTCTGTTATTATTAATTATTGCACAATTAACTGGTAAAATAGCTAGAAATTTTGTTATGAGTATGGGAGATACTCATATTTATTCCGACCATATAGAAGCTGTAAATACTCAAATCCAAAGAATACCATATAAATTCCCAACAATTAATATACCTATTATTAGTAAGATTGAAGAAATTTATGAATTAACTGTAGAAGATTTCTTTCTTGAAAATTACAAGTCAGATAAAGCAATAAAAGCAAAAATGGTTGCTTAAAAATTAAAATAATGAAATTTAATTATTTATTTTATAAATAATTAAATGACTTTTAGCGTAAGAATATTTAATAATAGTTATTACAGTATTTTACCATTGCCACAACTTTTAGAAGAATCTGGTAAATCAGGAACTACTGGTTCAACAGGACCTGCCAGTACTCTTAATTTTCGCGGAGTTTGGGATTCAGGTGCTAACTATAGTACAGGAGACGCAGTATAATATCAAAATGATGTATTTGTTGCTTTAAAAGATAATACTAATATTGCTCCACTTTCCGACCCTAATACTTGGGGAGAAGTAACTAATTCAGTTACGGGATATACTGGACCTACTGGAGCAGGTTCTACTGGGCTTACAGGTCCTACTGGTGTAGGTGCGACAGGTTATACTGGTTATACCGGGTCTACAGGTTATACTGGGCCTCGAGGACATACTGACCCAACACTTTGGACAGAAACTAGTACTGGTAATATTAGTTATACTGGTAACGCTACTCTTACAGGAGTTTTAAATTTAAATTCCACTATTAATCAACTTACTCTTCCTAGTGGTACAACTACTTTGGTTGGCATAGATACTACGGATGTATTATCGAACAAATCATGCCCATTGTTGATCCGAATCCTCTATGGGTGATTCTCAACGATAGCTCTGTAAATGGTTATGGAACTATTGATACTAGGTATGAGAGAAATAAGAAAACCAGATACTAATGAAACCTTTTGGGCTATTTCACATACTATATGGCATATATGTTTAGCTATATTTTTAATTGAATTAGTACTACAAAGAACTGAATAATCAACTCAATCCTTAAGCTACTTGTATTATTATAAATTATTTAAATAATTTATAATTATTATATAAAATGACTTTTGATGATACATTACAGTTAGAATTTATAGAAGGAATACCTGGTAATGCTATTGTATATTTGCTAATAATTGAAGATAATGAAATCAAAGATTGGACAGATAAAGATTGGATAAATACTAAAAATAATTATTATAAAAAAGTAGAAGATCCACAAATCGCTTGGTTACATGATATATTTAAAAATAGGTGTAAATATAAAATAGATTTATGCCTTACTAAGCTAAAAGAAATTAAAAATATGTAATTTATAAAAATATGTAAAACATTAAACATACTATTAAAATAATAGCTATAATTATAATTAATGTGTAATTAGTTTTGGGTGTTTGTAAGCTTGAAAAATCTTTAGGTTTATAATCAGCTGCTCCTGCTATTGGTTTGCCTCCAGTCCCAGTATTTTTATCAAGTCCAACCAAGTCACCTGCTTCAAATGCAATTACACCACCTTCGTAATCAGTAATACTACTAGCTGATTCATTTGAATTAAGAGGGGGGAATAGGATAGGAATATCAATTCCATAATAAAGTTCTTTATCTATATCTGAAGACATTGCTAAATAAGCATAAGAGGGATATCCCCATGAATTTCGTATTTCCCAATAATTAACCCCGTTACGTTTACCCCAACCTGTTATTACTATAGCGTGACAAGATGCTTTATTTACAGGAAATTTAGGAATATAAATATCTTCTGTTAACAAAGCGGTGTTTCCTTTGCTGGGCAAATAGCTATTCCACCAATCTTGAAAATCAGGAGGAACAAATATAGTAGTAGATACTGGACCTCTTGTTGAAATCTCTAATTTAATAGCTCTAATAGTTTCATCTAATAATGGTGTAGTATTATTGTACTTTAAAACTTGAATAACTGAATCTTTTTTAACACTAAAACGAGCTGATTTATTTTCATTACAACAGTAATTTAGCCCACTATCAATACAACATCCATCTCCTAATTTATTAGTACAATTAGGGGCAACACTATTTGAAGATATAGTAGAAAAAGGCCAGCATTTTTCAGTAATTATGTATTTGTTTGTTAACCAATCAGCTCCTCCAGAAGGGACACCTCCACAATGGCATTGGTCTTTAGCAGCAACAGTATTTTTTTCCATAGACTCGCTTCCAATCCAAGGTCCTCCACAACTTACTAAATTAGCTACACTAGGATAGGGTGCTTTTATATTATATTTTATCGCATAACGGTCTCCTAAAACCGTTGATACAGAAAAAGCCCAACAACAACCACATTGCTCTTGATTTCTTCTTCCATCTTCTATTTTGTTCCCACCTATTTCTCTCCAACTCCATTTTTCTTTAAGCTTAATTTGGTTTAAATCTGATAATGCTCCTGATGATGAAGGTTTTTCTAAAAATTTAGGATCAATTGTACCAATGGTTTTATTAGTAAAAATACGAGGAATAGCCTGTTTAATCTCAGGCTTTGAATCAGGCAGATGTAAAGTATTTAATTCATTTTGTTTTAGAGAACAATTAAGTTCTTTTTTAATAAACTTAGGTAAAGCATTAGGGTTAGAGCAATATGGTAAATTTAAATTTGACATTTATTTATTATTTAAATTTAAATAATAAAAATATTCTAATAAAGATGTCTACTTTTCAAGATTGGGAGGAAGTTAGATGGGTAAAGAAAACACAACCACAAAAAACTAACAATTCAAAAAAAGATTTAGATGAGATTCCTTCTCTACCTAAATTATCTTTAGACTCCAGACAAACTATAATTAAAGCAAGAAATTCAAAGAAACTAACTCAAAAACAACTTGCAAATTTATTAAATATTACCCAGAATAAATTAAATAATTTTGAAAATGGAAAGGAAATTCCTAATAAGCAAGAAAAGCAAAAATTAAGAAATGCTCTTGGTATTAAATTTAAATAATTTTCTGATATATTAATATCAAAAAAAGTAATTATTTAGTTTGACTCATTTATAAATTCTTGAATTTTATCCCAAGGAATATTGGGAAATTTATGAGAACCTGTCATTGGTATATGTTTTGTTATATGATTGTTTATAGTAAAAATTGAATCATAGGGAACCACTTCGTCATCAGTACTATGTAATAATAATATTTTACCCTTATAACCTAATAGATATTTTTTAATATCAAAATCATTAAATAAAAATGAGACTAACTTTAATAGGCAATGTTTATTATCAATTACACCTTTTATTGAAATAAGAGGACTTTCTAATATTACTAATCCAAGATTAAATCTACGAGCAACATATATAGCTACTGGGCAACCCATAGATTCACCATAAATTAATATATTTTTATTTTCATATGTTTTTTTAATCATGCTTAAAATAGATGAAGCGTCTTCATATAAGCGTTGTTCAGAAGGTATTCCCGATGTTTTCCCAAATCCTGAATAATCAAAGGTTAAAACAGTATAGCCCATTTTAAATAATTCAATATATTTATTCTCTCGATGAGAAATATTCCCATTATAACCATGACAAAACATAACTATTTTGTCTGAATCTTTATTTTTTAATAACCATCCAACTATATGATTATGCTTAAATATTGTATAGTCTTCCTGTGTCTCTTTGTACTTTTCAATAGGTTTAAAGTAACAAAATCTTTTAACTACTGTAGTGACGATAAATATCACTACTAATATTGTAAATATAATCTTGCAAACTATGTCTATATTCATTTTTATTGTTATTTAATTACTTTAGATAATTCTATTTTTTTGAAAAAATAGAATCTATTGCTTTTTAAGACTCTCCATGAAAATTTCATAAGGCATTATAATTCTATTAGGATCAGGCTTTGCCTGTTTAGTATATTCTGTTAAGTCACCACTCCTATATAATTGTTTGCAATTGGGATTTGCACGTATAGATTGTCCCATAGAATTACATACACTTACGCTACATAATTTCAAATTTTTATTTTCTTCCATTTATTAATGAAAATAAAAATATTATTGTTTCAAGTTTATTTCTAAACCACCTTGCTTTTTAATTTTTTCTAAATCTTCTTTAAATTTTTCTTTATCAATACCAAGATCTTTTAAACCCTTATCAAGTATTTTCTCTTTATTTTTCTTTGTAGTGCGACTGATTCCTTTTTCACCAATTTTTTCACGTAGTTTATTTAGTAAAGCTTCACGACCACTCATTTATAATTATGCTACATTTTTTTAAGTAATATTAATCAATTTTTAGATTTTTCTTTAATTTGTTTAGTTTAAATACAATAGAAAAATATTTTTGACGTTGAATGTAACTTCTTTTCTCTGATTTAATTTGAGAAAGTATTTTATGCTCTTTGATTAAATTATTATAATCTTTAAGCTCTCTTAAATATTCAACTTTTTGTCTACTAGTTTTAGTCTGAATAGTTTTTGGCATTTATTTAAATACTTTTTATACATAAATCATTTTATAATTTTAATAAAACTGTAAATTCATTTACATCACCAACTTTGTATCCCAATACTTTAATATCTAAATCATTAGATTCACCGACTATATTATACTTTTTAATATCATTACTATCACTATATCTATAAAATTCAAATTCTAATTTATCATCTATACCTATAGGATCAAATCCTACATTATAATTTTCTGTATGCCATTTTATAGCAATCGCTTTTGCTTTTTCTATACTAGATGTATTTTGAGCTAAATATAATTTATTACTAACTAATGTATTCTTAAAAAAATAGGGATTAATTGTAAATATTATAGAATCACTTAAATCATATGAAGAATTCTGTTGATGTAACCATTTAATTACCGAATCCTTACCATATAATATAGCTTGACTATGATATCTATCAAAATCTGATACTTCTACATAGAAATTATCTATAGTAATCTTTTTATAATAATTCTTAATTTTTGACATATTATTTCTTAATGCTACACGTAAATTATATATTAATCTTTTTAATGCTTCTTCAGATTTCACAACTAATTTATTATTACTTAACAATGGACTATCCATTCTGAAATATTTATTAATTGTTAAATATTCAAAATCAGGGATAATCACTATTTTTTCCTCTGCAAATTCTATTAAAACTTTCTCTAAATCTTGATTGTATTTACCTTCATAAAATTGAGAAAATATCCAATAAGAATATTCTATAACATATCTTGCTATCTTCTTATATTTATTAAAATTAACTAAATTAGATTCAGTCTGGTCCGGAAAAATATCCGTATTAATATCTATAATAGGAATTTTACCAATCTCGTGTATATTAGAAACTGGTATCATTATATCAACATTTCCTGATTGAAGTACAAGAAGTTTATCTGTTTTACCTTTAATCACCAAATTATATTCTTTTACTACTTTATTAGCAAGATCATACTCAATACTAGTTGGAACAATATCATCTGTACTTTCTAAATTTAAACAAGGTACACCAGATAATAAAAATGTTACTATTTGACCTTCGTAATTAAATTTTATCATTCTTGTTTTACCATAAGAATCAAATGATTGTTTCATTGTATCACTTAATTTAAGTGGGAAAACTACTAGATTATTCAGTTTATTTAATGAATAAGACTTCAACATAGAAAAATATAAATTTTCTATTTTATTGACTATGTCACTTTCATTATCGAATGAATATTTTATATCATCTGTTGTACCTACTTTCCATTTTACTATTAATTCACATCTTGGATTTTTAGCATGGTCTGATGTACTTCCTGAATGTTCGTAAATAAATATACTTTTATTTGTTTTTTCAGATAAGAAACGATAATAACTTTGAAGATGTCTTGGCTTAACAATTTTCCCAAATTTAAACCCGTATCTATTGAAGACATATATATTACAATTAAAAAACCTCTCTAATATAGAAATAGTTAGCTCTGGGTTTAAGTACTCTTCATTATCTAATAAATATTTATTAATTTCTTCTATTGAATAATCATACATCTCTTGTTTACCAACATTGCATAATTTCTCATTAATACCTATTTCTTCTCTTATATCTCTTACAAATTGTTCTATATCATCATCATCTATTTTTGTTATTTCATTTTGCATAGCCTCTAAAACACATTCTAGAAAACTGTTCTTAGTAGCAGATACTCCCTTTCTTAAATACATGTACTCATGAGATGCATCAAAGACTTCAAAAATCTTATTAATATCACCAATTAATTCACCATATTTATCTTTTTGTACAAATTTATTAGTTTTTATAAAATTTTGTTGTTTATCATCTTTTTCCTTTCTATCTTCTTCGTAAAAGTAGTGTCTAAATATTGATCCTGATTTTTCTGACTGATTCTTTTTATAACAACAAGGTAAAAATGGCACTCTCTCTTTATTTGATAAAGGATTTTCTCGAAGACCAGGAAATTTCGCATCTTTATGATTACAAACGTAGTTTCTAGGTGGAAACCCTTCACCATCACGTGGGTATCTCATAACTATTTTTCCCGATTGTTCAGCATCATCTACTTCATCATCTAAAATTATACTAGGTTTGTCTAAGCACTTTTGGGGATAACCACCAACAAAAACTTCAGGTGCAATATCTTTAAGTTTTAGTTCTTTTTTTTCAATAACCTTTTCAGACTCCTCAATAAAAAGATCAGGTAAAAATTGCTCATATTCTTGTTTAATTTGATCAAAATTTTGTAAGTAAATTGTATATATTTTAGAAAACAATTCTTGAAAACTTTCTATTATATCTAATGAATTAGCATAACTAATCTTTACTCTTACATATTTAGAACCTATTTTAAACTGATTATGTATATCTTTATTCTTCAAATTAGCATCATTTTTTATAGCAACTTTTTCAGTAATATTAAATGCTAATTCTCCAAGTTCTTGGCTAAAAAAATGTACATACAAACTTCCTTTCTGTTTTGTAGCTTTAATACTTTCATCAATTGACATATAAGCAGAAAATGCAGGATTGTTAAGTACTATATCGGAAAATACATACCTATTCATTGTCATTTGTGGTAAATAAAAAACACCGTTTACACCACTCTGTTCAGATTCTATTATATCAACTTTATCAAAACCTGATAAACATTTAATAAATCTATTCATAATAAGTTCATCTACGGAAAGATACGACTTGTCAATCGTTAAGGATAATGATATTATTACCTTATCGTTTTCATCAATTGTTAAAAATATATCTACATAATCACCAGTTTCTGATTCTATAACATCAATTTTTTGTAGTACTTTAAAACTAATTATATTTGGCAAGTTATATGACCATTCTTCAGAAGGCAAAAAATCCTTTAATATCTTAAAATAGTTATCAACACACGCAAATGGAACATAAGGAGTTAAAACGACTGAATTAAAAATTTCGATCAAAGAAACATTTGAGATATTTAACGTAAAATCTACAGATATTTTTTCACACTCGAAATTTGTATACTGTATACCTTTAGGAATTGATATTAATTGTCTTACTAAATTCAAATCTTTAGTAACTCTAACATTGTTTGAAGACTTACCTTCATTAATACTCTCAATAACTTTGTCCTTATTATATCTATAAATTTCAGCCAAGTTTTCTAAATCGTAACTTGATAAACCTGGAAAAGTTTTCAATTTTTTGGCTAAAAATAGTAAAAAAGTACTAGTTACGTCGGAACTAGATTTATCCAATGTACTATTAAAAGAAATAAATGGTAAAAAAACATCAAGATATAAATCTAATTTTTGCTGAGAAATTTTATTTTCTATCTTCTTATACAAATTTTCAAAGTTAATATCTGATTCAACAATAACTACTAATAAATCTTCAACCATAATATTTTCCAAGCTATTAAATTCATCAATACTTGGAATACCATCGGGAAAATATAAATATTTTGGTAAAGTATCTAACATTAAAGCAATTCTATTTAATAAGTTTTGCACTGTCTCTATGCTATATACTTCTAGTTCTTCAGTTTCATTTATCAAAACCATCCTTTTTTTATTAAATATACTAATTTAAAATTGACATTAAAAATATAATTTTTAAAATCCATAATTATTCATCAGAATCATCAGAATCATCAGAATCATCAGAATGATCATCTAGCTCTTTGTCGATTAATTCTTTAGATTTTATATAGATAGAAATTTTCCCTAAACTACCAACACTTGATCTAAATAGTAAAGGCAAAGTATCACTACCAGGGAAAATTTGCATGGTTCCACTTAAACCAGCTATTTTACTAATTCTAGAAAATTGATCCGTAGTAAAAGTAGCTTCGTAATGTTTCTTACCATCTTCCTCATCTGATTCACTATCTGAATCTCCATTTTCTCCTAGACGTACTTTTCTTTTTAAGATATCATCAGCATCTGCAACAAAATCTATAAAAGTTTCAGAGGCCATAATTTTAATATTAGCACTTCCAATACTACTAAGCTCTTTACACATTTTCTGAAAATCGGGTGATGGTATTACAACTGGTTTACCATATCCTACTGGTAATTCTAACTCAACATTCTGTATCTTTTGAATTTTTATACCAGATGTTGTTATCCTAGTATTTTCTTTTGGAATAGTTTTAATACCTAATTCATTTGGTGATTCACTTTCTATAAATAACTCAAGAGAATCCTTCTTTTTTATAGATTTTAACATCTTATGAAAATGATTCAAATTCAATCCTAAACATAATTTAGTCTCATTTTTAAACTTATAACGAGAAAAGTTATCAGAAAATAAATCTAAATCAACTAAAGTTTTTCTTGGTTGATCAAACATTCTTAAACTTAGTCCTTCTTCGTTTACGTTGAAACAACCATTTTTAATATTATTAGTCATTAGTTCAGCTAAAACTTTCATTTGATAAGCTTCACTTGTTTTACATTTAAAAGAAATTGTCATTTCTTTTAAAGATTACTTACTTTAAATATTATTATTAAAATATACTCGTATAATAAATGAAATATAATACAAATCCCTGTGGAATTTGTAAAGAAATTTATAAAGAACCTGAGTATAAAGTAAATGCAGTTAATTCTTGCTTTGTTAATTCAGCTACTGCTTTTTTAGGATATCCTTCTAATAATCTCATACAATGCGATACCTTAGATAAATGGAATGATTGTATGAACCAAACTAAAAATGAAAGAATGGATATGTATCCATCTAGTTACCAATTAAGAATGAGTCCATCATGGGGGCAAACTCCCCATTACTTTCCAAGATTATTGAATGAAAATAATAGTATTCAAAATTCATATGATCAATGTAATGAACTATGTAAAAAAGATAAATTTCCTAATGATTGTCAGCTAAATTGTTATATTGATGCAAATTCAGTTATTCCAGTCAAAGAAAACTTTGAAGAAAACTTTGAAGAAAAAATAAAAAACCCTAAATACGATAGTGAAGGAAACCGTATCGAAAATTCATATAAAAACTTAAATAAAAATAGTATTACATATAACAAGTTAGAAAAAGCTCATCCATTTATCTTTTGGGCAACTTTTATAATTTTTATAACTTTATTTATATTTATCATAAATTATTTCATAAAATCATTGTTTACTAAGTTTTAAACTTATTTAAGAATTTAATACTCCTGTACAATAAAATGAATTGTGAATATTGTAAAAAAAATTTCAAATCTAAATCGAGCTTAAAAGCACATCAAAAAAATGCTAAATTTTGCATAAAAATTCAAGAAGAACAGACCCAAAGCAATCAAGAACTTAAAAAAGAAATAACTAATAACCAAGATTCACCTAAAGAAAATAATTCTCAAATTATTGAAATCCACCCTGAATCTGATTCCCCAGTTCAAAAATCGAAAATATGTAAATTCTGTGAAAAAGTATTTTCTGAAGAAGATGACATACCTGAACATTTTGACATTATATGCAAAGTACAATTAGAAAGACATAGAAAATTTTTTAATGAAGTATTAAAACAAAATGAATTCCTTAAAAATGAATTAAATTTTGCAAATGACGAACTTAACAAAACTAATATTCTTAACGAATTTCATGAAAATAATAATAAACTTAGAAATAATAAAATTATAGAAAATTACTTACATACCGATATTGACAGTATTAAACAAGTTATAGATGATAATCTTAAATACGAACATATAATAGGTGGGCAAGAAGGAATAGCAAGATTTGTTTTTAAATTTTTATTAAATAATAATAGTAATATATACTCATGTGTTAACCATGAAAAAAAATTTTTTAACTTCTTAAACGAACAAGGTGACATGATAAAAGATAAAAATGCAAAAGTATTAACAAGTTTATTATGGCAAGCTGAAATTTTTCAGAAAGTACATAAACTTTCTGTTCAAAAATTCTTAGATATGAATCCTCAAGAACTTAAATTTTCAATGGTTTATTATGAAGATATTAAAAATATGGAGTATGATAATGAAAAATTTAGAGATTGTTTACTTACATTATTATAAATTTACAGAAATTTTGATAAATTATAAAATTGATTATCAAAATTTTAAACAAACTATTATACTAGTTCAGATTCTTTCATATTATCAATTAAATCTCTATTTTCATTATAAATACTAAAATACCTATCATTTAAGCTTGTAGCAACTGAATTTACTTCGGCTTGATATTTACGCCAAGACAAGAAATTCATAAATAAATCCTCATCTTTCTGAACATATCCTCTATCCATTAATCTTGTTGTTCCTAAAGAAGAATATAAACTACTTCTAACTGCTCGTGCTTTTGAAGTCTCATGTATCTTTTCATATGAATTTATTACATTAGTTGCAACATTAAATAGTGGTGAAAGAGGATTTTTAAGTGTAGCCTCTTCAAGAGCTTTAATTTGAGAATTTAATGTCTGTCTTGCGAGTGAATTACCTTCATCTGTTATTGATGTTTTGTAATCATCAAAAACTAAATCCCTAATTTCTCCTACTGAAGCATCAGCAGGAGGACAAAATGTATCAAGACTAGAACATAAATTTCTCATATTTGTATATAAAGAAAGATCAAATCTACCATTTAAAATTGCAGCAGTATCTCTCTCAGCTCGAGCAGCTGTAACTCCAAGACCGCCGAAGAAATTTAAAGATTTCCAAGTGACTCCCAATGAAGGACCAGCCCACCCCCCTGCACCTATATTTTGTCTTACTACCTTTGATGCATAAGCATCAGCATCGGCATTTGTCGCTTCTTTATTTACTTTAGTTACTTGAATTTTACCATCTGAATCTCTATTGAATATAACAGGTTGATTGTTAAGTTCTTCACCTAAATTAACATTTCCTTCAGTACTTACAGTTTGACTCCTAATTTGATTATACATTCTTTTACCCATAGACATTCCTTCTATAACTGCTGAGTTAGACAAATAAGAATTAGTACCAAAAACTTTATTTACTAGCCTTTCAGTTAATCCTCCTTTTTCAGGTTCTACCGTATCTTGTTTATCTGTATTAACTACGTTAGTTAAACCACTAGATAATTGTTTTAATATATCCCCTACATCATCCACATGTTTAGCTATTCTATCTTTATTTTGTTTAAATATATCCAAAATTTTTTCGGTGTTACTATTTATTACTTGTAAATCTTCCACAAGCTGACTCTTTTCAATCCAATTACCTTTATTTGCCGCATCTCCTGCATTCATACCTGCCCTTTCAGATGAAAATAAATCTAAAACATGTGGATTGTTCCAATATATTTTAGGTTGGGGAGCTAAAGGATTACTAAATGTTTTATACAAATCATTAATATTTGAAAATTGTTCATCAGGATCTTTACCGTAATTAACTATTCTAAGTAATCCTGAATCGGAAATTCTAATAGCATCTAAATATCCAATACCTTTATTTTCTAACGTACCAATAACATTTACATCACCTATACCTAAATTTGTTGACATAAATATGGCATCCTTATTTAGCTCGTCTCTTCTAGCTTCTGAGTATTGATACTTAGCATATGAATTTTTAGCAATATCATTAAACCATCTATTTGATGCATTAGTATCAACACTATGTTGTTCACCTGATTTTAAATCCATGTTTCTCAAAAATTGTGTTTTTCTAGTCATTGATAATAACATATTCATATCTACTTCTATATTTTCAAGTTTACTAGAAGTTTCTTTGTCATATGCCATCCAAAGCATATTTGTTTTATACATTCTTGAATTTGGCATTTTTGCCGATCTATCTTTCCAAATTTTTTGAACTTCAGCTGGTATAAGTGCATTCAATTTACTTTGTTTTTGACCAGTTTGATTCATTCCTAAATATTCTAATACACCCTCTTCAATACTTACCCCTAAAGAAGAAGTTGTAAATTTTCTAAATTCTTGACTGTCACTTGGTTCTAATGGTGGTTCTTGAGGAAGATTAACATTATTACTAGGTGATAAATTAGTCAATGATGATAAATCAATATCAGGACGGTCAAAAGCATAAGCAAAATCTGTTAACAAATCTATATCTATTTCCGTCATAACATCTATTTGCGTAGAAATATCAGTAATAATATCTGTTGCAATTCTTTTAGCTACTTCTGCTGGATCACCAATACTTTGCACTGATTCTTTAAATTCAGGATCATCATTTCTAGTTAAAATATTGTATGAAAGTACAGTTAAAGACTCTGTGTATTTCTCTACTTGGTTTTCAGATGCTTTCTGAGCTTGATTTAATAAATCAGTAAAAGTTTCTAATTTCTCTATAATTTTATCTTTCTCTTTACTTTCAGGATGAAACTCTTTTATACTATTAGAATAATTAGAAATTACATCACTTATTCTTCCTCTTTTAACACTATTTGCTTTAGATGCCATTAATGCTAACAATTGACTTTTCTTTAGTCCAGATGCTGTTAATTCTTTTAATGATTTATAAACTCCTTCTCCTCCTGCTATTACATTTGGTTTAATCCAATACCTATAATATAATACTCCAGGGTAACTTATTAATTGTCCTAAAGAGAGTGCCGCTCCTGTAAAACTATTAAGATTAACGAAATCAATAATTGCATCAGTACATCTTTTAAGACTCGTTTGTATAAATCTTGTTCCAGGAACATATTCTTCTAAAATATACTGTATTAAAAATCCACGCGGATCTTTATTAAAACTATGTACTCTTCCTTTAGTAACTATATTTTCTTGTTCATTTACACTAATTCGTAATTTTTCAATCTGCTTTTCTTTGTCTAATTTTTCTTGAACAGATATTGTAGGATTAGCTATTTCTTCTTTTAACTTATGTATTTGTTCTTTATACTTATTGTTTAATGTTAATCCTACATTCATATCTGTATCTATATATCTATCTCGTATTTCTATTATATCTTCTTCTACTTTATTAAAATCATTATAAAACTTATACGTACTTTCTAATGTACTTGCAAATTTTACCTTATCTTTATAATCAAATTCACTATCTTTGCCAATATAATTCTGCATTGCCACAGAAGCTAAATCCATATCAAGGGATTTATATTGCTGTTTTAATATTGACAATTGAGCAGTTGCATTAATTATTTCTTGATCTAAATTTTCTTTTTGTAAATTATATGATTCTTTTGGTGAAAGAAATATAGCCTGAGAATCTACTAATTTTTGAGCACTTTGTCTCCAAGTATCTTCTTCTTTCTTGGGAATTTTAACATCAGTAAAATATTGGCTTATATATCCTGCGTTTTCAGTTTTATACTTTTGTTTTTCCTTTTCTACATAATTATTTATAGATTGATCCCTTCTTTTAATTCGGGAATCTCTATCTTTAGCTGATTCTATAAGATCACTTTGAGAAACAGCCTCGAAAGCACTAAGTAAATTTTTAGCATTATCAACTACATTTTTAGAATTTTTCATAGTAGGATCATTTTCTCTTACTCTATCTAATACTTCAGTAAAAGATTTAGATATCTGAATTTTTCTTCTTTCATTTTTAGGATCTTTCCACCAAGTTTGCGTCTGTATAAAACTACTAGTAAAAAAAGATATCATACCTCCGCCACGTGGAAGATTAGGAATAATTATTTTATCCGGTATAGTTTGGGGAGATGTAGGAGTTATTATTTTACCAGCATCCTCCATAAGCAACACACCAACTCCAGCACCAAAACCATTTGTATTAATTTGTGTTGAATATTCTAATGATACGTCTAGAAAATGTTTATATTCATTTATTCCAATTTGTTGATTCTCATATGATTGTATTTGTTCATTATGTTTATCCAAGGATGCCTTGGCTTTGTCATATTTTTTCTTACTAACTTTATTAGCATAATCTTCTAGTTTTCCATTTTCAGGAATACCAAGCTGTTGGAACATTCTTTCCTTTTCTTTATCTCTCATAACTTCTGTCTTTTTAATAAGAGCTTTAAGTTCATCTTGTTGAACTTCGATTTGTTTCTTTTGATTTAAAAATTGTTCTTTAGTAATACTACGTGTATTATCATTAGGAAAATACATATTATAAGCATTAGTAGATAAAGATCTAGCATTACTAATAGCCGTTTTAGTAAAGTTTTCTGTTAATCTTGCAACTTCTTGTTGCATAAAACAATCAACAAGGAGGAACTGAGCTATTGTTTCACTATTTTGTCTCATTAAAACTGTATCGCCATATCTTAATTCATAACTTGTCATAAAATCATAAAAATTAATTTTATCTAAGACCTTTACTACTGTATTTTCAATAGTACGTTTTATAATTTCTTTTTTACTAGGATCTTTACTAAACTTATTAATTCTTTGTGTTCTCGATGATAAAGCAAGATTATTTAAAGCTTGTTCTTTTTCTGGGCCCTCAGGCATATCATAAATTTGTTTAACATAATCAGGTAAATCACTTCCCATAAATTTTTTAACACCTTTAATAAATACCCATCCTCCTAGTAAAGAAAGACCTATTATTTGTAATTTTTGAAAATTATCCATATTAGTACCAGCTGCTATATCACCAACATTTAAACTATTACCATATATAGCTGGTATATTAGAATAACTAATTCCTATAGAAACAACTAAAAATGATACCACAGAATCTAAATTATTCTTAAGTAAATCATTTATATAGGGATTAACCATAGGAATAACAAAATTAGTTTGTGCTATACTTGAATAAAAATCTTCGCTAGTAAAAAGCTCAGAAAAATATTGTAACGCTTTTCTAACAGCTGCATTGAATAATTCCCGGGATTCTCCATCTGCAAATGTAGCATCAGCCAATGATACTATAAAACCAACTGTAAATATCGTAAGTATAACTCTAGAAATGTTTCCTATCCCTAATTTATCAACTGTGTTTGCCATTATCCAATTAAATACATAACATATAGTCGAAAAAATTTTAGCAGCTAAACTAATAGGGTTAAGAAAATCCCATTTCTTAAATTTTTTCTTAAGACTAAATTTTTTATCTGATAACCAAGATATTTGACCAACTGCCTTATGCGCAACTCTATCAGACATCCATCTTGTTACAGTAATTGGTGTATCAAACACTTGAGCTAGAAATTTAAATGGTAATTTAGCAATTATTCCTATTGTAGAATCTGTAATAAAAGTAAACCTTTTAATAAAAAATTGACTATCAAATTCTCTCTCCTTATTCTTCTTTAATAATAATGCCCAATCTATAGTTAACTTTGCTTCTTCTGGATCATTAAAAGCTGTTTCGGCTAACATAACTCTTTGCTGCCTACCATTACTTACAGAACCAAAAAGTATAACATTAATACCCATTGGAACCGTATTTCTTAAAACACCTTGTGTATATTTGTACATAAAACCATTAGCTGTAAATGGTATCATACTTTCTAAACTACTTCCAAATAAAGTTTCCATAGTAATACCGTATTCAGGACCTATAGCCGCTGGACTAAGTAGAGTAAGAGAATTCATAGCTACATATGACATACCTGAAGTTAATAAATTTTTTAATTCTAGTTCATCTTGTATAGTAGTTGGGTCACCTTTTCTCTTAAAATATTCCTTACCCATTCCAACTATCATTAAAATACTAGCACCAACTAAAAATCCACCTGCCGCAGGTATTCCTGTAGCTGTTACAACACCTGTGATGGTTGCCTGTAATATATAATTTTGACCAATTTGTACAAAAGAACCAAATACTACTGTTGCTAACCACTCTACTTTTCCAGCTATTTTTTGTGATCTCTCGCCAAGTATATCGATAGCAGATAGTTTACCTAGCTCGTTAATCATTTGGGAAGTACGATCCTCAGGTGGTTCATTTTGTTTTAATTTAGATCTTCTAATATTTCTATCAAAATAAGGAAGAATCTGAGTGTTATTTTTCTTAATTCTAGTTTGAAGTTTTTGATCTGTTCTGGGATCAATTAAAGGTTTAATATATCTAAACTTATCAAGATAATATCGTTCCATATTTCCAATTTGCGTGCCCAATAATTGTTTTTTTTGCGTATTAAGGTCTTCCACGGATGTAGAGCTAATATTTCTAATTCGTTCATTAAGTTGACTTTGTGTGTCAGCTTTTATTCGTACAATTTCTTGGTTTAATTCAGCCCATTCTTTTTCTCTATCATTTTCATTTAACTCAGTATTTAAATCTTCTAATTTTTTAATACTAATACTACTATGTTGGAAATGATCCTTGTCACCTACCAAAACTTTATTTCCTGGTATATCAGAATTTATAAAAAAATTACTAGTACTGAGTCCAATATTATCAGTGTCTTTTTTTGTAATCCTACTCATTTATATTTAAAATACATTAATTTTAAATATTTTATACATTAAACAATTATAATTAATTTTATACATTAAACAATTATAATTAATTTTATACATTAAACAATTATAATTAATTTTATCTAGTATTTGCCCTAATTTTTTCCCAAAGTCCTCCCATCAATTTTTGACATGTCTTACCTTGTCCTGAAGGTGCTTCGTTTTCTTTGGCGTAAAACAACCAATCACACATTTTAGAATCATTCCCAGTAGTAGTTTTGAATCTACTTAAAGCCTTGTCAAAATCTGATTCCTTAAACAATACATACATATCAGTATCATCTTTTAGTCCTTCAAACATATTAATTTCAGGATTTCCTTGATGAATTACTTGTTCTGCGCCATTAGATATCATAGTAAAAGGAACTACATCCTCCCCTTCTTTTAGAGAACGTTTCCAACATTGGGTACAAAGCTCAATACTTTGTTGATCCAAATAATGAGCATCTTTCATACCACATTTCTGACATATATTACTCATTGTATCACAAGTTACCGCAGTAAAGTGTGAATTAATTATACTACTAGCCATATTAGCAAAGAATTCATTAATTAAATTAGTAATATCAGAATTTGAAAAACCAAAATAACTATTAGCATAAGTACTTGTTTTATCATGTTGTAAATTGACAAGATTGTATAATTTGGCTATAGGAGAAGGACCAATTACATCTGAAAGATAGTGAAGATAAGCTGATAATTTATATAAATTATTTATATTATCTATCACACAACCAGCCCCAATAAAATATATACCAAAATGAAATCTAGTGAAACTCTCAAGATAAAATCGATAAATTGGCTTTATATCTTCATTTAACTTATCACCAGAACCTGTTAGATTGGTTAAAAATTGATTGTAAGTACGACTATACTGTTCATAATCATTATTTGTCCAATGTTGATTGTTGTCAGTAAGTAAACTTGGTTGTAAATTATCAGGTTTCATAAAAGAAAGTTCATTTTGAACTAACTGGGAAAGTGAATCATCAACCTCCTTATAAGAATTATCTATATATTCTTTTTCATTTTTAATCTTTTTACCAGCTTCAGTGTCTTCACCAGCATTTGCTAGTTCTTGAGTTATAGTTTCATATATATTATTTCGTTGTTCAAAAATACCAAGTAGGTCACCTATAGGAGCTCTCCCTCCAGCTGTACAATACTTATTAAAATATTTCGTAAAACCTGGAATTTTATCAGGTTTCCTCATAGATTCTAAGGTTTCAATAAGCTCAAGTTTTTTCCTATCTTGATCCGGAGTTAAATCCCCAGATGAGTTATAAAAATTAATTTCTGATTCAATCTCTTCTTCTGTAGTTATAAATTGTAAATTCTTAAGACGTTTTCTCATAAACCTTGGTTCTTTTTTATACTTTTCTATTAATTTGTTAAATGTTAACTTAATTCTAGAATCATAAGTAGGCAATGTTACCATTAATTTACCAGTAAATCTTCTCAAAAAGGCAGGATCTAAACTCCAAGGAAAATTAGTAGCTCCCAAAACCATAACATTATTCATATCACCATCTTTAAACCCTTGCATTTCTTGTAATAAAGTAGTAACAGATCTAGAATTTTGAGGATCTTTTTCACGATCAGATGCAAGACTTTCAACTTCGTCTAAAAATATAATAACTTTAGCCTTAGCTTTAGGGACCCCACGTAATACTGGATTAGGATCATTTTCATATTCTCCAGCTAAATATTTTGCAGCTAAATCTTTAGCATAAGTAAAAAGACCTTTTATTCTTTTCTCTGTACCACCTTCCCATTTACTTCTTAAATCTGCTGCAGTAGCAACAACAAAAAATATCTTAAATTCAGGATAATTTGAAGATATTTGCTTTGCTGTGGCCTTAGCTAATTCTGTTTTTCCTGTACCAGGTGGTCCATACAATAGAACATTGTTACGTTCTGTTAAGAATAAAAATGGATATTGGTTAGGATATATGAATTTTTCATTTATAAACAGTTTTTCATTATACATACCAATTAAAGTTTGAAAATCTAGTTTTAATTCAGATTCTTGTTCAGGTTTAAATTCAACAGATTCATCATCGTCACCACCAGTTTCTGTTTCGGACTTTAAATCTTTTTGATATGATAATCTACAATTTTGAATTAATTGAATTAAGGGATTTATAATTTCAGGATTTGGAGTAGCTCCGTTTTTAGCTTCTTCAATTCTATACATCCAAATTGCTAAAGTACCAAAAATAAGCGCTGAAAGAAAATCTCTTTGTTTGTGAAATACAAAAGCTTTATTCACCATATTTCCCCATGGATTATTAGCAATAAGTTCATTAATATCTGCATTATTATAATCACTAAATATTCGTTGAAATTCTTCATCAGTCATAGTGGCAGTTAATACACAACTATTATTCATTTTTTTTTATTAATATAAATATTTTAAATAGATTAAAATAATAAATGATATTTACATATATACTTAATCCAATAATGAAGTGGTATTATGATCGTACTAATTCTCCAAAACTACCTTATCTAGTAGTTTTGGAAAAATATCTTTGCCCTCATATTTTAAATTCCGCCGATAATGATGATAGAAAATTTTTATCAAATACTATTTGTTGCCCTCCAAATTCAGGTAAGTATAAATTTAAATCATTCTATGAAATTGATGATTGGGGAGATTGTGAATTCGTCGATGACTCCGAATGGACTTCTTCTTTCCAAGAAATTTTAACTGGAAAGTCACATGATGTTTTTGATTCGTACTCTTTATTAAAATGTTGGCCAATTATTTGGTTGCTGGAATCTGGTAGTTATTATTTACGAAAAACTAATGATGAAGCTATTAAAAAAAGAGAAATGTACATCAAATTTGATAAAGAACTCAAAAGAGCTCAACAAACATTTATTGATAATGCTATCCTAATTAAAAAACTTCAAAAAGATTTAAATTAATATAAACTTTAATAAATATTAATGACTACTATTATTGAATTGTCGGACGAAGATTTAGACGATATTTTTACTTTTTATAAAGATAAGTATAAAAATGAAATTAAAAATACTATATATGAACTTTCTGAAATTACTAATCAAAGACAACCAAGAGGAATACCACGCGTTCAAGAAAATGAAGTACTATTTTCTGAACTATGGCCCGAATTACTTGCCAATGAACAAGCCACTCAAAGGTTAGATGAATGGCTTTCAACACTAAATACCAGAACTAAATATGCAATGGTACAAATTGTTCAAGAAATAGCAGAAGCAACACTTATGAAAGAAATAGATTCTGGTGAAGAGTTTTTACGTGATTTATTAGTTAAACATAGGGAAACTATGCTAAATATAATTGATCCAGTAATTAGAAGAAAATTGACCGCAAACGCAAGTAGTTATGTATTAGATATAACAGAAGAAGAAGTACAAAGAGACTTTACTGATCCTAATCAACAAACTGAAGAAGAAGCCGAAGAAGCTAGAAAAGATGTTAAAAAATTATTAAGTGATATAGTAAAAACTGATCCAAATGCTACAGAATATCTTAAAAATTTAACACAAAACAGAAAAATAAAACAAGATTTACTAAAAGATAGAAAAATAGATCACGCATTAACCGGAGGAAAAGATATGAAGGACATTATTAATGGAAATTCTACAAGTAATTGTTTAAAAGAAGAAAATGATCTGAAAAATTTACGAATTACATTAAATGAAAGCTTAGAAGCATTCAATAATATTAATATAAAAGATAAACAATGGGAAACCCTAAAAAATGAGTACTTAGAACTTAATAAACAAATTGCAGAACAAGAAGTTGTTAAAACTCAACTTGCTTCATATAAAAGTAAATGTAATATTATGTAAATAAAATAGAGAAATTTCTTTTAACCGTATTAATAAATAAATTTAGCTCCTTTAGTGTTACTATACTTATAATAAGTTTATTATAATAATATATAAACACTTTTCTAGTTCTAAGTCTATCCAAAATAAAGATCCTAAAATACCAAAAAGATAATAAACCACAATGTAAAGATTCTGAAACACTTATCCCGACAACATTAGATTGTTGTGCAAACGATTTAACATGTAAAAATGGTACACAATGTTATGATAGTGATAAGATATTGTTGCGTCCCTAATTAACAAGAAATGAGATCAAAATAAATTTAATAAATTATAACAGATACATTAATTAAATAAAATGTTTTATGAAATTTTCGTTACTGGGCTAGGATTAATCACTATAGTATTTATATTTCTTTTTAGAAGTAAAAAAAATACAGATTCTTATTCAAGAATACATTTAAAAGAGCAACTTAATGTTAATGGAATAATTTCATTTTTTGAAAAACATGAAGTAGTACTTAAAAATGGACTTCCCCCAATTGTTAAATTGTATAACTGTTTTACACAAGATTATTATTTTAACCCCCCTAAAGTAATGAAAACAAAAGAATTAACTATTTGTACAGCTGCAAATGTAAAAGTAAACTGGGAAAAATTCATAAATTTACATACTCTGTTTATATTAGCTGATAATATCAATCTAGAAGATTTAATTGTTTGTAGAAATCTTTCATATATTAAAATTAAACTAAGTCAACCAAGGGAATTACCTTTATTTTTTAACGATTTACCCAGCTTAAAACAACTAAGAACTAACATACAACCACCTTTAAATTTTTCCTCCAATCACAAGATCGAATTTATCAATAATTATACTTTTCTGTAAACAAAATTATTTTTATCTATTTTTTGTTAAATAGATAAAAATAGCAGTAGTAAGGCAACTGTCACCTAAGGTCTATCCCAAATGTCAGGTTAAGTATTTTAGTTCACATGTTCTAACCACGAACTTAAAGTTTTTAAAATGATCTGTAATTTTGCTGGAAAGTTTCTAGATTTGAAACTAATCTATTATTATTTATATTAATACATATATTTAAATAATAATTTATTTCAAAAACTCGACTATATCAGTAACTTTTTTAATAAAATAATCTATGTTTTTATCATCAGGTAATACAAATCTTTCACGATTAGCTTGCCCCCTATATTCACTTAACTTTTGAAAAACTACATTTTCAACATTACCCATCTGCTCTTCACTTCCACATGATTGATAAAACACAACTTCATGTTCATCAGTTTTATTGTAAGTAGATAAACGACTCGTCAAATTTTTAGCTTTTCCAAATATATACCTATTCTCAGACTTCAATAATTTTGTCGTCAATATATAAAATACATTTTTTTCATCATATTTTATACGCGGTTGTTTCTTCACATATTTTTCACCATCCCAGTTATCGTTTCATTTTTCTGATCTATCGCAACCATTGCAATTTCTTGAAGTTTATCCTGTAATTCTAATAAACACTCCTTTGTACTATTATTTGACAACAAATTTTCCATTTGCTTCCACAACAAATCGTTTTCTGCTTGTAATTTTAAATTCTCTTTCTCCTTTTCTAAAAGATTCCTTTCTATAATTTCTTTTTCTAATGTGATTAATTTGTTATTATTTATTTGTTCTGTAACTAAAAAACTATAATAATTTATACAAATATTTTTATGATTTTCTAATACTCTTTTAGTTGAAAAATTTCTTTCACAGTATTCACATTTATAATTTTCATCATCATTGAAGTTTATTTCATCGTTGATATTATCTTCTTTCTGAAGAAGTAAACAATATTTTGCCTTTTTTTGATGATTTAATAAATTACTTTTTGTAGAAAACATTCTGTTACAGTATTTACAAGTTAATGACATTTTAATTAAAAATATAGAAATTATTATATTTTCATTTTTATGATTTGAAAAAGTAATCCTTATTCACATTATATTGAAGTTGAAGAAACGTAAATATTGAACTATTTACGTTTCTTCCCAACTTACATGTCCCAGATAGATATATAAAAAATTTAATCGGTTCTAACTTATATTTTTCAAAAAGAATAATAGTATTTAATATAACGGTGACATGATGATATATTCTACCCATATTTTCCTTAATAATACATAAATCATCTTTTGAATTTTTTATATAAAAACGTTCTTCTAGTTTTATTATATCTATGTGGTTTGATTGCCAAGAATTAGTTGGTGGTTTATTTTCTAAAGATAATACTAATCCCCTTACATATGGTAATTTCAATATCTCTTGGTAAGGATCTATTTTATTATAAATTTCTATATTTTAGATAACGATTTCAAATTATTTTTTAAAAATATAGAAATTAAAAAGTATCCAAATACTTTTTCAAATACTTTTTAATAAAAAACATTTTCAATTTTGAAATAGAAAATTTTCTCTGCGCACACATCAAAATGTGCGCAGAAATTACGTTTCAAAAAAAAGAAAATTTTCTGATATCTTAATTCGTAAATAACTGAAAATAAGTAGAATACAAAATCGCGCGATAAAATTAAAATCGCAAAATATCGCAAGATATCGCAAAATATTTTGCGATGGAAAGCGATATCAATTTAAACAGAAATTTTTATACAATAAATGAGTCTTACATGCGAATTTTGTAATAAAAGTTTTTGTTCAAAAAGTTCATTAAATAATCATAAAAAAACAGCTAAATATTGTTTAGAAATTCAAAATAGAGAATTAATAGATGTTAAGGAGTTTAAATGTAAATATTGTAAAAAAAAATTCTGTACTCAAGAATTGCTAAATAAACATGAATTAAAATGTATAGATTTTCTTAATGGAAAGCTAATAGAGAAAGATGAAATTATAGAGAAGCAGAAAGAAGATATAAGTAATCTTGAAAAAAAAGTAATAGAATTGGATGCAAAACTTGAGATATATAAAGAGCAAGGTGAGAAAAGTTTTGAAGTTGTTGAGCAGATTGCTAAGCAGCCGAAACAGCAAGTTAATAATAATCAGAAAATTTTGATAAATACTCCTTTGGATTTATCAAATGATGCTGTTGTTCAAGCAATTCAAGAAAAGTTTTCTCATGATTATTTGACTCAAGGACAGAAAGGTGTTGCGAAATTTGCATATGATGTTATGTTGAAAGATGAGAATGGTAAACTTAAATATATTTGTACAGATCCATCTAGACAAATTTTTCAATACAAAAATGACCAGGGTGTAATAGAAAAAGATGTCAGGGCAACTAGATTGACTAAGGCTATTTTAAATGCTGAACTGAAACAAACATCTCATAAAATTGCTTGGGATAATATGAAAGATGGTGATAATGAAGTTTTTATGACCTATACTAATCATTATCAAGAGATTCAGGGTATGGAACAAGATAATAGTGAATTTAGTAAAGAATTAAGTTGTTTAACTGCAAAGTAATTTTTTATATTTTCTTTGTATAAATGATATGTTTAGAAAAATATAATAGCTATGATGATAGTTTAAAATTATTTGTTAGTGCTCATGGTTTAATAGCTTGGATCACAATAGTCAAATAATAATATAGAAATTAAAGCAATTACAAATGATAATTTCTCCTTTAACTCCTCAACATCAATTTACTAAAAATATAGAAAATTTTTTACAGCATGATTTACCAGATCGCTAAACCCTATTTTTTTTAGGATACTATATTTGTGTAATATAGAATATTACACAAAAAAAAAGAATTTAATTCTTTTTAGAATAAAATGGTTTTTCAAATGCAAATCTGCTTAAAGTAAAAAATAAACGGTTTAAGAATTTTTTACCTTAAACCTGTCGAAGGAGATGCTGGATACATATCTCATACTGCTTATAAAAATTCTTACAACTTAGCACATGCTAATTATGTAAGTGCTAATCATTGACAGGGAGGAAGTGCAATTGTTGTATATGATATCAAGATTTGCGAGGGTGAATGGTGTTCATTATCTAAAGAAACTGAACAAGAGCCTGCTCCTATCTATTACGTAGACTTTGCCTAAAATGACTAATTAATTCTTTAAAAAAATAAAATTGACATTTTAGGCAAAGTTTAAACTAGAAGTTAGAAATGCCATCTCAAGAAACAAAAATTGTGGTAAAACTTGGTGGGTTTACCAATGGTATGTCTATTTGTGATATAGAAAAAAAGGCTGAGGAGATAGGAAATTTTTATGAGTTGATCATCGAAAGAATTAAATGTTTTATATGGGATGGTGATCCATTTAAACAAAACGGTTCAAAATTAGATGAAGAAAGAGGTACATCAGGTTGTTTTACTCACGCTATTAAAATTTTACGGGAGAGATTTCCTAATATTCCATTTGTAGCAGTTAAAAGAGAAGATCAACTACACAAATTAGAATCTGATTATTTTGATATTACTAAATATGGAAGTCTGGAAGTAGGGTGTGACGAAGATATTTTTGGTCCTATAGTAAAAGTGGGAGAAACTAGAAACACTTTTTCACCAAATTTACTTCTTAATCAAGTAAATGTGATTACAGTTCCTCCAAAGACTCATTGGTCGAAATTAGGTATTGAAAATATTAAGTTTTGGAATTATTTAGGTTATTCGGTCCATTATGTTATGATAGGAGGTGGTAATATTGTTAAAAAAGAATTAGAAAATATTAGTGATATATTGGATACAATTTGGTCTTTGGCAACAAGTAGACTATCTCCTAAGAAAGATGGACCTATTGAGTCTGTTAAATTTGGTTTTAGTACTAATGACGACACATTACCTGTGGAACTATTTTCGTTTTCTACTCCTAAATGGTGTAAAAAGATTGTTAAATATACACCATCAATAAAAAATAAGGAAATAAAAAAGAAAAGATCTAAGAGATCCGGTAAAAATAAATATTATTAATAGCTTACTTTAGATTAGAATAATTAATGACAAAAAATTTATTATCTAAATGATAATAAATTTTTATATATAATATGAGTGTGTATGAAATTTATAAAACAGATGAAAAAATCTATGATATTTATACATCAAATTACGAGCGTGCAAGTATATTAGCACGTCATCTTTTTCCTAATAATACTTCAATCAAAATAATTAGAAAGAAATTGAGTACTAAATGTTTAGGATGTAAGGAAGTATTGGATGCTGATACTAAATGTTCTTGTTGGAATTTTAGTTAATATAGTTTAGTAGCTGTCATTACTGAAAATCCTTCACTAGATGATATAATACTCCAGCAATTTGCTTGGTTACAGATTGCGACCAATTTAACTTGCTCGCTTGTTGTAGTACAATTATATATGTAATGCATATTAAATGTACCTTGGCTAGCACCAGCTACAGAAGTAATCAATTGATATTAAGTCTTGCTTTATGGTTGTATTTTTATGGATGTAGAAAAAATAAAATAGTTTCTCTATGGATATTAATTATATCATTTAGTTTATCTTTAGCTTGTTTTGCGTTAGGAGACTTAACTATAAAATTGTTGTTATGTCCTTTTATAGCTTGGATACTATTTGCTATTCTTATGAATAAAACTGAAGTTCAAACTATAGAATAATTAATTTAGATGAACATTTTTTGTATTTTTATTAAATACAAAAAATAACTTATATTATCCTTTTATTGTCCATTTAGCATCACAATTACAACATGAAGCATATGTATTAAATCCCTCATCACAACTCCTTGATTGTTTTTGATAATAGAATACTCTTTTACTTTTACATTTTTGACATTCCATACATCCTTCTATTACTTCAAACGGGTTTTCAATAAAATCATCTTGTTCTTCCATGATAGTTTTGTATTCTTTGAAACAACTATGTTCCCATCCTAATTCATCATTTTTAATAGAAGCCAGAATATTTTTAAGGGGAACTTTTTTAATAATATCTCCTATAGCTTGATATATAAATGAATTGTATTGTTTAACATATTCTTCATCATCCTCTAAATTTGAACAGCTTTTGTTAATATATGATTCTATAATATCAATATTTTTTTGATGAGTTAGAACTTTTTGTAAAGCATTTTTTCCAGTCTGTCTTATATCCATATTTCATTTATAAGAGCATACTTTGTTTTAAATTTTCATTTTTATTATTTATAGGTATTAAAAACTATAATAAAGTACTTATGGAACTAATTATTGATACCAGAGAACATGGATTGATAAAAATGTTAAAAGAAAATGACATTTCTTTTAATATTGAACAACTAGATTTGGGGGACGTTATTTTGAAGAAAAATGAAGAAATAATGCTAATAATAGAGCGGAAAAGTATATCAGACTTGAAAGCTAGTATAGTAGATGGTAGAAATAGGGAACAAAAAGCTAGGTTATTAAAAACATTTCCTCAAGAAAAAATTTTGTATTTGATCGAAGGATCTTTTAATAAAGAACTGGGTTTTAAGATGGGAGGTATACCTTTGTCAACTTTGATTGGTAGTATGGTTAACACAATGTTCCGTGATGGAATAAAGGTGTATAAGACTGAGAGTATGATAGAGAGTGTAAATTTTTTAATTAAAATAAAAGAGAAATTTGATGAAGATGGAGATAAATTTTATAGTAACATAGAAATTTCTGATGAAAAGTATTCCTCCTCGCTTAAAAAGAGTAAAAAGGCTAACATGACTCCTAATGTTTGGTTTATTTCTCAGTTGTCACTTATTCCTCAAGTTACTGAAAAAATTGCAGTAGTGATAATTGAAAAATACCCAAGCTTAGTAGAATTAATGGCAGAATATGTAAATACTCCAGAACATTTACGTTCTAAATTATTGGCTGATCTAACTTTTGAATTACAATCTGGAAAAACAAGGAGAATAGGTGACTCTATTTCGACACGTATATATAAATTTTTTTATAGTATTAATGATTAATTTCTTGTATAAAAACAAATGGAAGAAATTTTACCAAGTTTGATTATTATTTTATGTGTAATAATAGTACCTACTATAGCTATAATATATCTAATTAGTAAGCATAAACATGAACAATTTTTAATGGCAGATCCTAAATTAAATAAATTAGTAGATAAATTTCATACTTTTTTCATAAAGGATAAGATATGGCAATATCCATTAGAAAAATTAAATAATAAGAATATAATGCAAAAAATTACATTTTGTCGGGGTGAAAAAAGTTATACATTAAATAAAGAAGTAGTATATATTTGTCTTAAAGATGACTACGGTGAATATTATGATGAAAATATGTTAATATATGTAATAGCTCATGAAATTGCGCATGTTTTGTGTCCCGAAGTCGGTCATACTGATTTATTTTTTGAGATTAACGAGATTCTTCTAAATGAATTAGAAAAAGAATCAATATATAATTCATCGTTACCCGTAATAAGGAGTTATTGTGAAAATGGTGATCCTGAATTATAGATAATTAAAAATTGTTTAAGCACAAATTTAAACAATTTTTTAACTGTATAATAAATATGTCTTCTAATTTTACGAGAGATAATAATCTAACAGTTTTTAATATAAATTCATTTGCTAAAAAAATTCTGTTTTTAATGCAGGTTCTCTACAAGGAATTAAAATAATATCTGAACCTAGGGATTCAGGAGATACACTATCTTATGATGGTAATAATATTATATTTTCCGCAGGAATTACAGGACCTACAGGTTCAGTTGGTATTGCAGGTCCTATTGGTGAGCCTGGTTTTTCTAGTAATACCGGTTGTACAGGAGTAACAGGGTATACTGGATTCACGGGACCAACAGGCCCGAGTGGTGAAGCTTCAAATACGGGAGCAACAGGATATACTGGATATGCAGGTCCAATTGGTTATACAGGTAATATTGGTCCTACAGGACCTCGTGGTGAATTTGGAGGAGCCACATTTGATTATAACTTTAATATGTCTACTTTGGTTGAAAATCCTGGAGATGGACATTTAGGTTTAAATAATTCCCGTGTAGAAAATGTAAATTTACTTTCTATAAGTGAAAAAGATCATGATAGTGATAATATAAGAAATTTTTTATTAACAATAAAGAACAATGAGAGTACTATAAAAGGATTTTATAAAATATCTGAAGATACAAATGTAGATAATTATGCTTTTTATGAAATAAATTCATTAATTGATAATGGAAATTGGTGGACAATTAATTCTGGATTTTTAAATACTAGTATTGAAGGATTTAGTTTTATTGGTAAAGTTTCTATTACATTTGCACTAACAGGTAAGAAAGGTGATATAGGAAACACAGGTCCAACAGGTCCAAATTTTTTCACACAAACAGGAGTAAATAATATATTTTACGAAGGAAATATAGGTATAAATAATATTTCTCCCGAATACAGTCTTGATATTAAAGGGCAAGTTAAAGTAACAACTGAGTATTTAACTGGGACAAAAAGAATGGTAGATTTTTACACTACTACTTCTGGTATTAAAACCAATAGAGGCACTATAGAATGGAATGGAACCAATTTATTATATTCAAATTTTTGTGACAGTAGATTAAAAGAAGATTTTAAACCAATAACAAATCACAATGAAATTCTGGATAAGTTGAATCCTGTAAATTTTAAGATGATAGGATCTGATAAAAGAAAAGATGGTTTTATAGCTGACGAGGTATATAATATTTACCATGAGTCTGCATCTGGTATTCCTTTAGAAACTGATGATAATGGGTTACCTGTTTTCATGTGATTAGACACAACTTTGTTGGTTCCTATGTTAACAAAATGTATTAAAGAACAAAAAGCAGAGATTCTTGATTTAAAAATTAATAACTTAAGACTTCAGAAAGAAATAATGATAATTAAACAACATTTAGGTATTTAGAACATGTGATTGTAATTCTTATTTAAGAATTACAATTATTAATTTATTTCTTCAATATGAAAGCAAATACTATAATAGTTATAACTAGTAATAAAATTACTACTAGTGTAATATTATAGAAGTTAAATATGGATGGTTTTGGTTTTTCAACATTTCCTAAATTGAGTGTATCCGCACCTCTAGGATCAGTAACAAGACGTTTAGTAACATCAGGTACATATGTAATAGGTTTTCTACCTTTCATAGTACCATAAGCACATTGATTATTCCATTTTTTACCAGGGAACCACAAAAAGAATTTATTTGTGGGGATACTGTGAATAAATTGGTTAAATGCATCTAAACCAGGAGAATTTTTTAATCTTAAATATTCTTGGCCAGCAGTAGAAGATCCTAGTACAGATGTAAAACTAATTGAACAGTTGATTAATTTTGGTACTAAAAAATTAAGCAAATTTGTTGAAATACTACTTGGTAATTTAAATAGATTTTCTACTTGGTGTCATCAAAATTATGAACTTCATCCTTATATTATGAATCAAACTTATTTCCACGATAGTGCTAAAAACAATAATTTTTCAATAACTATTCTTAAAAGTATTAACTTTTAAGAATATACTCTAGAATTAAAATTAATTTATTTGTATAGTCTTCTGTAAATATACAAATGTTTGACAAATGGTCTCAAGATGATTGGGAAATGGCTATAAATAAAATTACTTTTAATGGAGTTCCGTTATATAGGATCTCGTGGGATGAAATTATTATTCAAGTTTCATACAGAGATGAAAATATACCAGAAGAATATTGGCCGTCTGCCAATGAACATTTAAACACAGAAATATTTGAAGAAGATATAGATGATAAAACACTTTATGATCTATTTATAGTTATTTTTGATACATTAAAAACTATTTATAAAAAACATGCCAAACTTTTACCAAAAAATTTAGAATCAATAGTAGAATATTTTAATCCTGAAAATTGTTGGACTGAAATCTATAGTAGTTTAGATGATTTTTTTTACGGATACAGTGCTTATATAGTAGATACATACATTAGCTCTATATTAAATATCAAAAATAGTTGTTGCTATTTTAATCTTGAAGAAAATATGACAGATTTTTTAGCTTTATCATTTGAAATTACCGGAAATCGTCTTAGAATACCTAATCCCGATCATTTTACTGATGTAATTAAAGATATTCATTTATTAAATGATCTTATTGAAGAAAGTAAAGATTATAAAAAGTATACTATCAAACTTAAAACAGATACAATAAACCAAACAGTAAATGTTAATAATTTATTAAGACATTGTACTTACCGTTTTAAACGAAGACTTATTGTTACTAAAAAAATAAAGAAAATTTACATGAAAAATAAATTACTGCTAGGCTTAAAAAGGTTTATTAAACGATCTGAGTGTCCAATTGATATTTACAGGAAAGTACATCAACATTTATTTCAGTCTAAAAAGTATCCTATTAATACAAAATGAATATTTACAACAGTAATCAACAAATAAAAGATGATAATAATTTGTATGCAGCTTTTAACAAATTTATATTTAGCGATGATAGAAAATTACTACACATTTTTTTTTAATGACAAAAGATTTACCTGGTGATATCGTAGAGTGCGGAGTATTTAAGGGATCTGGTATTTTCACTTGGTATAAATTAATCGAACTCTATGCTCCCTTTGAAATTAAGAAAGTTATAGGATTTGATTATTTTGATCAAGAATTTGTGGAATCTTTGTCAGAAAAAGACCGTGATGGAATGAAACAAGTTTTCTCACGATGCCAAGCAACAAAAAATGAAATTTCTCCTGTATTTAAAGAATATATGTATGAAGAATTTAAAAAAATACTTAAATATTTTACACTTACTAAGTATTTATAATTGTTTCCTTTATACATATTTAACAAATCAAAAAAAATAGTAGTAGTACATGAAAGAATGTAATTATCATTAACTACAAAATAATATAAATCAGGATTTTGTTCATAACTAAAACTATTTAGAAAATCATGGTGAAATTCTAAATCTATATTAGGAAAATTATTTTGAAATATATATTTCCAAAGTGTACCTTGTTTAGTATCTTCTAAATTTATTTCATTAGAAATAATAACTTTTTTAAAATTTCTTTTTCCCCTTGATTATTAAGTAAATATAAATATAAACTACGTAGGTGTGAACTGAAGAAAAATTCACTGGTTGCCTTTAAAACATATATTATTTTCATTTAATTTATTGAGAATAAAAGTTTAAATATGTTATAAATTTATAATATATTTATTAAGTAATTAGATATCTCCATTCTTTTTAGCTTGCTCAAGTTGAAGACTAATTTTGTCTTCAATACTAGTTGAAGAACTATTTGGATTTTCCAAATTATTCATATTTCCCATCATATTCATCATTGGTCCTAACATACTAGCAATATCAGGTGCTTGTCCATCTTCACCTGATGCATTCATCATTGGACCTAACATACTAGCAATATCAGGTGCTTGTCCCTCTTCACCTGTCGCATTCATCATTGGACCTAACATACTAGCAATATCAGGTGCTTGTCCCTCTTCACCTGCCGCATTCATCATTGGACCTAACATATTTGCAATATCAGGCATTTCACCATTTTCTGAAGTTTTATTTAGATTAGATGTTAAATTTTGCATCATAGAATTAATCATGTTAACAGATTCGGTATTTTTGTCATCTTCTTCTACTTCGTCATTAAGTTTAGTAACCATATTTTGTACTGTACCCATTAATTTATTAAGGTCTAATGATCCATCGTGTAATCCACTACCCATTCCTTGTACTAAATCATTAAATACACCGGACTGCATAATGGTAGATACTGCCTCCATAGGATTAGATGAATTTGGATCTACGTTGCTTTCAATTTTATCAATTATATCAGTTAAGAAATTTGCTTCTCCGTCAACATTCTGTGATTCTTCTTTTTGTTGTTGTAAAATTTGTTTTGCTTTTCCAGTTGGATCTAAAATAACAGAAATTATTAATAAATGTTGCCAAATAATTTTTTGTGTATCTTTTTGAGATGCTTTAAGAATATTTTTAATATCTAAATATACACGATTAGAATAAGTGATATCTCCTTTAATATTTTCTATATCAAAATTAGTTATAGATTCACGGTTTTCAATACAAAACGTTCTAAAACAAGAAATATGTTTTTGAATAGCTGTGTCATGAGATAAAGTAGTTTTACTTAATAAATGATTATACAATTTAACACATTTATGTTCTTCACCAAATTCTTCGAACAAATTATTGGTGAAATTTACTATGGCTTTAAATGCAACCAAAGACGTATCGGGGAGTACTGACATTTTTAAATATTAAATATATGATTTTAAATAGTTAAAAAAAAATTGATTTTTAAATATATAACATTTACATTAAAAAAATGTCCTATTTATGTGAAAAATGCTGGGTACCTTTTAAAACTCAAAAAAGTTTAGAATATCATAAGAATAAATCAAATATAGATTGTAATAAATGGAAAAATGTTATATTTACATGTATTAATTGTAATTATGTGACTAAAGGAATTAAAAATATAGAACTTCATATAAACAAATGCGGATCTCACAGTGATTGCAATATAGATACATCTAATCCAGTAGGAAAACTATCAGAAAAATATAACAAATTAATGATAGAAAACAAGGATCTCAAAAAACAACTAGAAGAATTATTAAATATTAGGGACAAATATAAGGATATAGAAAAACAATTAATTATTGAAAAAACAAAATGTAAATTATATAATAATATATTAGAAAATAATACCAATATTAAAATTGATGATTTAGTAACAGAAACTGATAATAATATTAATATTATTAATCCTACTGATGCATTAAAAATCTTTATATATGAAAATTTTGAAAATAAACCTGATTTCACATTACTACACAGAGATAAAGAAGACAATTCAAAAGAATTATGTAAAGAAGAAAAGAAGAAAAAGAAGCAAAAGTTCAGACCAATTAAAACAGCTACCGAAATTATAATCAATGATGACATCATAGAAAAACAACAGCATAGTAACGAAGAACTAGAACAAATAGTACAAAAATATACCTCTTTACAACCATCAATAGAAAATATTAATGACGTATTCAAACAGTATCTTACACAAATTAAAGAAAATAAAAATTATACAAAGATACTACATTCTTTACAGAATGACAGATTTAAAATATTTAAATTATGTAACTTAGATGATTATAAAGATTTATTAGCAAATCAGATTCAAGAGCTTGAAAATGTATTTCGAACTAAAGGTTATTCTGATAGAAAGATACAAACTATTATTTTAAAGAATTTAAGTCCTCTAGAAACAAGATTATTATTTTACAGTAATTACTATAAGATTGAATTAGATACAGATGAAATAGAAATAGTAAAAGAAATGCTTCAAATACAAAATTGCGAAGTTAATACTTATATACCATTTGATATAAATAATCTAACTAGTAAATTAATGAATTATTCTATAGTATTATTTCCATTAGATAAATTATTAGAAATTTATCTATCTAATAGATTTGGATATCATAATATTATTTTTGTTCCTTTACCTAAAAATTCATCTGATGATCCTTATAGTTTTTATATACTAGACAACGTATCTAACCAAGTTAAAAAATGGAAAATGGACTGTAGATTAGAGAATTTAATAGCAGACTTGAAAGAGAAAGTACTTCCTTATATGGTATCATTATTTAGAAAATTATACTTTGATATTTTTAACGATAATGAATTTAGAAGTAATTATACTAATTTTTGCCCTCTGTTACAGTATGATTGCGAACAACTATTAAGTAATATAGTAAAATTATTTAATCAAAAAGAGTTTTCCAAAAATGTTAAGAAAATAATCAAAGATAAATTTGTCTATAATCCCAATGATAATGATAAATTTAATCTTTTATCTGATGATCCACTACAAAAGAAAAGATTACTTGATCAAGAAGTTGACTTAGTTGATGTTATAAGATTATTATTTACTGGTATATCCTCGCAAGATGCTGTGGATTTACTAAGAGAGAAAAATTTAATGATTTAAAAATAAATTAAAACTATGTTTATTTTTAAAAAATGAGTAGCAACAAACGTTTGTTAAATTTAATATTAAAAACTTCTGCCAAAAAAAGAAAGTTAAATGAACCCACGTCCACGGAAAAAAAAGAAAAAGAGGAGCAAAAAGTGTTCGATGAACAGGAACTTAGTGAAGAAGTAGATGAAGAAGATGAAGAAGATGAAGAAGATGAAGAATACAAAAGTTATGATGAAGACGACGAGGAAGAAGATTTTCTGGAAAAGGAAATAGGAGATGACTCTCATCTCAATGAAAAATATAAAGTTGTTAAAAAAGAAATTCTTAAAAATGAACCAAATGCTAAAGATCTTTTAACTTTGTCAATGAGATCTGAAGATAGGGCAAGGCTTAGTTTGTACTTTGAAAATTACAAAAGCCATATTCCCTACTCAGTAGAATGGATAGAAAGTAGAGATACCTATAACAGGCTTTTAAAAGAATTCACTGAAGGTTATAAACACTACGAACAGTATTCTGACGCTGACATTAAAAAATTTGATCTAGAAGAGTCCAAATTCAAAATGTTTAATCCACAATTAGCTTTAAAATATAAGATATTAAATCTTAATACTAGTCATTCTAACAAAGAAGTTATTTATAAAAAATATAATGAACTTATTAATATGGAGACTTCTGATGATGAATACGGTAAAACTAAAAATTGGTTAACATGGGCTACAGATATACCACATAATGTTATCAAAGAAATAAATATAGATTCACCAACTGAATTTATATGTAAAGCTAAAAAAATACTTGACAGTGAACTATATGGGATGGAAAATGTAAAAGAGCAAATTATTTTATTTTTATCATCAAAAATCAAATCCCCTGATCTAATAAACACAAACCTTTCTCTTTTAGGACCACCTGGCACGGGTAAAACATCTATAGCTAGATTAATTTCAAAAATTATGGACTGGGGTTTTACTCAAATTTCATTTGGAGGAATTGAAAAGCCAGATTTTCTAAAAGGACATGAATATACATATGTAGGTTCAGGACCTGGAGAAATAGTAAAATCTCTTAAAAAATTACAATGTAAAAATGGTATTATTTTTTTAGATGAGTTAGATAAAATATCTGAAAACCCAGAACTTAATTCAGCATTACTTCATATTATAGATCCTACACAGAATATGGACTTTAGAGACATGTTTTTAAGTGAAATTTCCATAGATTTATCTAAGATATGGTGGATTAGTTCAATAAATACTTTACCCTCAGATAGCGCATTAACAGATAGATGGTCAGTGATTAAAATTGATGGTTATAACACTGAAGATAAAATAAACATAGTAAAAGATTATTTACTACCTAAATCATTAATTAACTCTAAATTTAACAGCAATGATATTACTTTTTCTCAAGAAAGCATTAAATATTTTATACACAAATATTCCAAAACATCAGATAAAGGAGTACGTAGTATTGAGAAGAAAGTTAAAGATATTGTAAGTAAAATTAACTTTATTCTAACTCATCAAGATAAAACAGGTAAACTTCCTTTTAAAGTTTCTTTTCAACTAAAATATAAGATTGAAATACCTCTAATTATAACAACTGAAATTTTAGATATTGTATTGAGTGACAATTCTCGCGAAATTGATAAATTAATTCCATTTATGTATATTTAAAATGTTAGTAATTACTAATCCACCAGTTCAAGAAGCACGTATACCTATAGATAAAGTAGAAGATTAATTAAGAACTGTGTAAATTTTATACAAGAAGTTATGGTTTTTCCTTTACCACAATAACTTATTTAGCTATACTATATTTTTTACGTATGTATGAAATTATATTTAATGAATATTTAATTAATATATTATTTATAGTACTTTGAAAAGGATGCTTTAATCTCATTTATTATTGTAATCATTAAAAGTTTTTAAGTATATATAATAAATGATTATAGATATATTCTTAATAATAATTACAATTACCATACCTATATTATTCTATTTAATATTAAAGCAAAAATTAAGCGGTTACAGATGTATTAATAATAAATGTGTTTTTACCAATAATAATAGTCAATTTAGAACACTGGAAAAATGTAAAGAACAGTGTGAAATCACAAATAATAAATTAACAAAAAGTGTTAATGAAAAAGAAGATAAACTAATAGCACCAAAGGAAAAAATAATTAAGAAAAAAACTAAACCTAAACCACCTAAAGAAATTATAATAAAACCTAAACAATATAGATGTGATGAGTCAAATTGTACTTGTAGCGAAGCTGATAATAATTGGTTAGGACCAGTTTATAATCATAAATCCGTCTGTGAACTAAATTGCTCAAATTGTCACAATAATCTAATTAATAATTATGCTATCAAACCTTCTACATACTATTCAGCTTTTCCTAACGTACCTTATCTCACAGATCCAATCGATGAAGATCCTTACCTAAGATACCCATATGGCTTAGAACCACCACCAGTTTTTAGACCAGCATTATGTAGAGATAGAAGGTAGATTTTAAAAACATTTTATATTTGTTAATATAAAATGGATAAAGAATTTTTAGAAATTAAATCTACAGATGACTTAAACAAATTTATGATCAACAGTAAATTAATTGACCAAGGTTATGAAATTTATACTTATAATCTTAAACAATTAAAAGAGTTATACAATGAAAAAACAGGAAAACATCCTAATATGATGATGCGTATTCCTCAATTAATAAAAGCGATAAGCGTAGATACTATATATACACCTGAAAATTTAGAAAGAGAAATCGTAGCAAATTTGAATAAAATACCCGCTGGATATTTTTTTGAGTGGTTACAAAATAATGGAGGGTATCAAAGTACTGATTTTTCACATGATACTTTAAGTAAGGAATTTTTAAATCGTATAAAAAAGTCGTATCATAAAATGATTATACCTCGTAATGATATTTGTGACTTAAATTTAAGTCATTACAGAGAAGAAATACAAGTGGAAAATAAAGGTATAGTAGCTCATGTCCTTTCAGCTAAGAAAATATTAAAAAATGGCGGTGGGGAACTATTATTATTTATTGTAGAATGTATTAGCAGAGAATTAGGTATGAAAAAAATAAAGAGAACTGAAAGTAATGCTATTAATTTAAGTGAAATATCAAAAATACATAAAATAAAACAAACAGTCTCTATAAATAGCGAAGAAAAACTTGTTTTATTTGAATATGACAAAAATATCTTATTATGTCAAAGTTTTAATATAATAGAAATAGGGTTATTAAATCATATTGATTTTTCAACATTTCCTGAGTGCCTCTATAATTATATCTTAGTGTGTTTTGACAGAGGAGTAAGAAAAGATTATAAATTATACATGGTCGAAGCTCAACCAGAAGAAATAGGAAGTAAACATTGGAATATTCAATCTAAAATTAATGATGATTATATTGCGTTAGGTGATCCTGGTATAAATTTAATATTAGTAACTGCTGGAGAAATATTTCTTAGAAAAGATTATTTACAATTTAACTTTTTTTCAGGAACTATTTTCCACAAATTACTCTCACAACATTGCGAAATCGTTACAGGACTAAATTTTGATGAGGATAGCGATGATCAATGTCATTATATTGGATATCATTATTTTTGGGCTCCATTCATGCAATTTATATTTAAGATGTGCAGTAACAATCCCAGCTATGAATTTATATTTACAGAAGAACACCTAATTTCTAAACAAAGTTTAAGAGAAATGGGCTTGGTTTTTGATGAAGATTATATTAAAAAATTAGAATCTGATAAGGGTGGCATTTGTAATTTTAAACTAGAAATAACTTAAAACTAAATTAAATAATAATTCTAATTTTAGAATTATTATTTAAGTAATAATTAAGATCATACGTAGTATTTACTACTAAATATTATTTTTATAAAGAATTTAAAAAACAGTTTAAAAAAATTTATTCTATAATAAAAGCTCCGTTGGCGCAATTGGATAGCGCATACGGCTTCTAACCGTGAGGTTGCGGGTTCGAATCCCGTACGGAGTATTTTTTCAAAACAATGTTTTGTTTTGAAATAAAGAATATGTTAAAAATTATAATATTGAATTCTATTTAGTAGATAAATTCTAATATAGAAACAATTAAAGATGAAGAAAAAAAGACATCAGAAAAACTAACATTCGACGAAATGTTAATAGATAATCGTAATAAGCGTAAAGGTAGAAAATACCGTAAACGACAACGAAAGCTTTTAAGAAAACTTCATTGCCCAATTTTGATAAATCAACGAGAAAAAATACTTGATGACATACGAAATAAAAAACAGTTATTATTGAAACAATTGGAGGAAGAAACTAAACAAAGAATTTCTGAACTGTTGAATAAAAAGGAAGTCTTACCTACTGATACGTATAGTAGTAACGATGATATGTCAACACTTGATATATGTATACAAGAATAAAAACTACTTATACAATATAAATTTTTTATACAATATAAAAAATTTATAAAAAATTTATATTATATAAAAAATGTTTGTAAACGCAGATAATATGTGGGAAGCTTTCTATGACGCAGAAGATGGTACATCGGAAATAGAAGTATGTGGATATTTAGCTAATAAAGAACTAGAAGATCAAGTATCTCATTGTTGGGATTTCCCTAGACAGATAACAGATGATTTGTACACAACAGATGGCGAGTTAACACCAGTAGTTTGTGGTGTAGCAGGAAGAGGTGATGGTGGTAGGGCGAATTGTAGTTATGAAGAACCTTATGGTTCTATAATATGGCATACACACCCTTTAAACAGTAAACCCTATCCAAGTCCAGAAGATATTATTAAAGGATTAAAACCACGTGACGATCCACTAGAAATAAAAGATAATTTATTAATATGTAGATGGGGGATCTGGGAATGGTCAGCAGGGAATAAACAAGTTTGGGATAGTCGCAAGAAAAATGAGTACAAGGAATTTATAAAGGAAAAAGGTCACGAGTTAGCAGAAGATGCATATAGTGATGTTCCAGAAAATAGTCTTGGAAAGAGACGAGTAGATTTAAATAAAACAATACACTCATCAATCTTGGAATTTATTTATGATTTAGATGAATACTTTACAGAATTTAAATTTCAAATACAATTTACATCATGGAATGATGCTAGACCATATTATTACCTAAACTTCGGTGGTGGCGGTGGTGGTGCCGGCTACTGTTCGATTCAATAATTTTTATAAAAAAATTAAACTATAATCATAGTTTAATTTTTTACTATTTTAAAAATGTTAGAGTATCTTTAATCATATTTATAAAAAAATTTCTCTTAAATCAATAAAAAACACAAATAAAAATCAATATTATAATTGATTAATTTTAAATCATTAGTACTTTTTGAGATACTTTATTATTTTGATTTTTTAAATTCTATACACAAAAATTTCTCTGCGCACACATCCAAAATGTGCGCAGAAAATCTTATCCAAAAAAATAAATATTTTCTGAAGTAATTAAGTTAAAATACTAAAATTAGATACTCTTCAAAAAAGATAACAATCCATTTAATATGAGTAATATATCTTTAAAAGATGATTGTTATCGAATTAAAAATGGTTATCTTTAAAAGATAACCATTTAAAAGAATAATTTTTTATAATAAATGAGTTTTATTTGTAAATATTGTGACAAAGAATTTACACTACAAGGTAATTTATTAAAACATCAAAAAACTACAAAGTATTGTATAAA